TGATCTGCGGAAAAGAATACAAATCAATATCAGTCAGAGCACTTACCTGTGGGAAGCAGTGCCGGAATGAGTACCACAGAAGAAAAGATAGGGAAAAAAGAAGCGTAAAAACATGTAGAAACAGTACATTAGATAACGTTTTAGGAAAAGCAAGAGAAGCCGGCATGAGCTACGGAAAATATGTGGCAATGATGGACGGTACACCGAAGATCTGGCAGGGAGAAGAATAAAATATTGGAGGATAGTGGCTTATGAAGTTTTCAAAACTGACTAAGCCAGAGCTTGAAACAATTATTGAAAACGCCAATTTCACGGAGCAGGAAGAAGAAATATTTTATCTTCTTGCCCGTGGACTTATTTCAAAAGAAATAGCCATGAGACTATGCGTATCAACAAGAACAGTGGAAAGAAGAATTTTTGATATTAAACAGAAAGTAAAAAAGTTAGAAGGTGAGTTAAACGGGAAATCTTTCAAATAGTGAGTTGTTGAATATTGCCATCGAAAATGGTATTATCAACATAGACACCATTCAGAAAAAAATTGAAATGAACGAAAGGAAAAAATTTATTGAAAAACACACTTACAGCATTTGGCAAGGAAAAGATGGAAAGTTTTACACATATTTGCCAGATGAAGATAATAAGAGAGGAAAGAGACTTGTAAAGAGAACATCTGAAAAAGCAATTGAAGATGAAATAGTAAAGTTCTATAAAGCTAAGGAGGATGAACCTACAGTTATTCAGGTATATTCTAATTGGATTTCTGAAAAACTTGAATATGGTGAAATAACAAGACAGACAAAGGACAAGTACGAGACAAATTTTAAAAGATTTTTTGAAAATAAGTATTTGCCGATTGCAAATAGAAAAATCAGGTACATTGATGAAGAAATATTGGAATCATTCATAAAAACAGCTATTTCAAAACTGGAACTTACGCAAAAAGCTTATTCTGATATGCGGATATTGATTAACGGAATTTTCAAATATGCAAAGAAAAAACATTATACCAGCCTGAGCATAACCAGTTTTATGGGTGATTTGGAAATTTCGGAAAAGTCATTTAAAAAGAACCATAAGTCAGACTGCGAATTGGTATTTTCTAAGGATGAGGAACTTTTAATTGAACGATTTGTAATGGAAGATGAGCCTACATTGATAGAACTTGGCATTATTTTGGCATTTAAAACAGGATTGAGAGTTGGGGAAATATCTACCCTCTCATGGTCTGATGTCGGAGAAAATAAGATACATATATCAAAGACAGAAATAAGATATAGAGATGATAATGGCAAATATGTATTTGATGTTCAAAATTTTCCTAAAAGTGATGCCGGGTTTAGAGATGTTATAATTACCGCAGATACCAAAGAACTTATGAGAAAAATAAAAATGCTCAATCCATTTGGGCAATATATTTTTATGAAAAACGGTAAACGAATAAAAGGTCAGGCATTTACAAGGCGGCTATATGTGATATGTGATAGAATAGGAATTGGTGAACGTTCAATTCACAAGGCAAGAAAGACATATGCAACAAAGTTGATAGATGGAAATGTTCCAGAATCGGTAATAAAAACACAAATGGGGCATACAGATATCAGAACAACTCTCGATCATTACTATTTTAATAACAAGACAGAGAGTGAAATGCAGGAATATATTGCAAAAGCATTATCAATGTAAAAGGTAACACGAGGTAACACCTTTTGAGATAAAGAAATTCAGTATTTATGCGGGTTTGAGAGAATTGATACCGAGTTCGAATCTCCCTTCCGCTACTATTTTTTAAAAATTGAAAACCTTGTGAAGCCTTGATTTTACTGGAAGAAAGGAGATTCTGAATGGTGTCTTTTCTGAAAGTCAAAATCAAAGGTAACACCAAAGGTAACACGAACAAATGTACGGACGCTTGATGCGTTCTTTTTTATTGCAATTTTGGCGGTAATGCGGCGGGAAACAGGCGTTATTTAGACGGTATTCTGGCGGTTTTACTGTCTTTTTTTATGCCACAATATAAGCAAAGGGAGGGATGATAATGTTTTCTGACGATGTTCTTGAGAAAATTTTTGCCAGAAAAGAGTTACAGTCCTTGGACTTGTCAACGCAGTCGTCTATCATACACGCAATAGAAGATGTTTTAGAGGAGGTCAAACAGGATGAATATGAGCGGAGCATACCAGAATCCGATTTATAATCAGCAGATGCAGCAATACGGGCAGCAGTACGCATACAATCCGTATATGAATCAGCCACGCATTGATAATACACAAAATTATATGCAGGCACCGCAGCAAATTCAGCAGCAGATCCCGGTTCAAACTTTTGGCATAAATGGAAAAGTAGTTCCGGCGGTAGAAAACATCACTGCCAATGATGTGCCAATGGATGGCAGCGTTGCATTTTTCCCAAAACAGGATATGACAGAAATATACGCTAAAAGTTGGAACGCAGATGGCACAATTCGCACAATCGTTTTTAAGCCAGTTTCGCATGATACTGTTAGCAATTTATCGCATGATACTGAAAAATTGAAATTTGACCTATCAGACGAGTGCACAGGTGCATTTATGCAGAAGTTTGATGAGCTTTTTGGGAAGATTGAACAGATAGAAAACCGATTAGATAAAATTCCAAGCAGTCAAAGAAAAACTTCACAGGTAAAAAAGGAGAGTGATCCAGAATGAATCCGGCACAATTATTGTTAAATCAAATGATGAATTCTCCGCAGGTTCAAAACAATCCTATGGCAAAAAATGCCATGCAAATGTATCAAAGCGGAGATACAGGTGGACTTAAGACAATGGCAGAGAATCTCTGTAAAGAAAGAGGAATTACGGTAGATGAAGCAAAACAGAAAGTTATGAGTATGTTTAATCATTAGTACATTTTGGGGTGCGCGCAAAATAACCGGTTATCCCATTTGTAAATAGATCAGATGGAGGTAAACAAAATGTTTAATGGAAATGCAATGCCTAGTCTTGCTGATATTGCAGCAGTGACAGGAAACGGAAGAAACAATGATGGTATGTGGGGCGGCGATGGCTGGTGGGCTATCATTATCTTCGCTATGATCTTTGGCTGGGGCGGCTTTGGCGGCAATGGCTGGGGAGGAAACGGAGGTATGGGAGCGACAGCATCTGCATACACCGACTCTGCAATTCAGCGTGGTTTTGACACGCAGGCTATCATCGGAAAGTTAGATGGTATCACAAATGGTCTCTGTGATGGATTTTACGCACAGAATACCGCCGTTATGAACGGTTTCCATGGTGTAGACAATGCAATCTGCAACCTTGGCTACCAGACACAGCAGGGATTTAATACCACAAACGTGACACTTATGCAGGCGCAGAATGCTTTACAGTCCCAGTTGGCTAATTGCTGCTGCGAGACCAGGGAAGCTATCCAGGGTGTGAACTACAATATGGCGCAGAACACTTGCGCATTACAGAACACCATGAACAGCAACACCAGAGACATTATCGACAGCCAGCAGGCAGGAACAAGGGCAATCCTTGATTACCTGTGTCAGGAAAAGATTTCTTCCTTACAGGCAGAAAATAATGACTTAAGAAGAGCCGCATCACAGGATCGCCAGTCTGCATTGCTCACTACCGCAATGTCAGCGCAGACACAGCAGATCATCAACGCTGTAAATCCGGCTGCAATCCCGGCATATGTTGTTCCAAATCCTAACGCTTATGCGTATGGCTGTGGATGCAACACAGGATGTAGCTGCTAAAAGTAGCTGCTAAAAGTAGCTGCTAAAAGTAGCTGCTACACAAAATTGAATAATTGAGTATCTTAATTGAGTTTAACTCGATTATGTCTGCTGTGCAGTATTGCTTATAAACACAAAGGGCAGACTATAATGTTTGCCCTTATTTTTGAAAGAGAGGTAAATAATTATGGCAGAATTTACAGGAATTGCAATTCAAACTGTCGCGCAGGGAGAAGATGTAGCATTTACAGAAACTCCGGTATGCGCAACAAAATGCATTGTTCATAGACAGGGAAGTGGCATTGTTAAATTAAGAGGACTTACAAATCAGTGCCGGGCAAGATTTTTGGTATCTTATTCCGGGAACATTCAAATTCCTACCGGTGGCACAGTTGAAGCTATTTCACTGGCTATTGCAATTGACGGAGAACCGTTGCAGTCAACTCGAATGATTGTTACACCGGCGGCAGTTGAAAACTTCTTTAACGTTTCGGCGCAGGCATATGTGGACGTTCCTCGCGGTTGTTGTGTTACGGTAGCGGTACAGAATACGTCTACGCAGGCAATCGAAGTTCAGAACAGCAATTTAATTGCAGTCCGGGAAGCGTAAGGAGGGCGGTTTTATGGATATTAAGAGAATGCACGAAATGATCGAAAAACTGTCTGAAAGCGCAGAGTGTGAGTTTGCAAAAGGTATCGAATGTGTAGATACAGAAGAGATGGGAAAAGTCACGGACATGCTTAAAGACCTTGCGGAAGCCATGTATTACCGGACGCTTACAAAATCAATGGACGAATCAGACCCAGAGCAGGTTCTTGATATGTTTGAGCGTTACGGAGACGGCAGACGGTATTATGACCGTTACCGGTATGCAGACGGAAGATTTGCGCCAAAGGGAAGAGGAACGCGGAGAGGATATGACGAACCTCCGTACTGGCACATGACACCAGAAATGTACCGGGAAATGGAACAAGACCGTGATATGGATCGTCACTCTGGCAGAATGTATTACACAGAACCTAAAATGGCATCAGATGGTGGAATGCGTGATCGCAGAGAGGGCAAAAGCGGAATGAGCCGCAGAAGCTACATGGAAAGCAAAGAGCTTCACAAAGGCAATACGCCAGAAGACAAGGATGCAAAGATGCATGACCTTGAAAGATACATGAAAGAGCTTTCGGAGGATATGGCGGAGCTTATCTCTGACATGACACCGGAAGAGCGCACGATGACAAAGAGCAAGCTGTCAACGCTTGTTTCCAAAATGTAATGGCAGGGGCAGAAATGCCCCTGTTTGTTTGGAGGGAAAATGTTTTTTATAAATGGTATTGAATGGAAAATAGAATTTGTTCACGGCGCAAGTCATAAATTAATGCGCTCTGATGGCTCTATTAGCCTTGCTGTGACTGATTGGAATGATAGGATAATATATGTTTCGGATAAACCAGAAAATGGCTATTTGCGCAAAATACTGGCTCATGAACTTTGTCATTGTTTTTGCTTTTCCTATAACATTCATATGCCGATTGAGCAGGAAGAGTATCTTGCGGACTGGATCAGCCTGTACGGTACTGATTTGATCTATCTTTTGGATGATCTGATGTCAAACATTGATTGGAGGGCAGCATAGTGGACAAAATAGATGAATTGCTGCGGTATATTCACAGAACAAACCCGGAAATGACAAGGGAAAATCTGATAAATGAACTAAGCAGAAGTGATTACGCCGCACGTTCTTTGCTTTTCACAAAAGAAGTTGTTTGTCAAGAAGAAAAATAGTAAAATGTTTTTGGGGGTGATAGTATTGTACAATGGATGTCATACATCTTTTGATGTTATGAAAGAATATATGATCTATGGAGCGGAGCTTGATGAAAAATATCAGATCCCGATTGTCCCGGCATGCAGCTTGGATTATTTGCCGGAGGACTCCATAGATTTTGGAGAGAGCTTTTCACAAAAGATAAAAGGTCATAGAAAATTAAATGTGAATTTTTATATTGACGATTCAAAGTTTCAAAGACTGTGGAATAACCCGGATAAATACATGGAACACTTGAAGTGTTTCCATTCGGTCTGTATGCCGGATTTTAGTATTGCTACAGGCGATTGTGGTATGCCGTTTGCTTTGAATCTATATAACGTGTACCGGAACCATGCACTTGCACATTACATGTTTCTGAACGGGATCCGTGTTATACCGTCCGTAGGTATCCCGGACAAAGACAATTATGATCTTTGTTTTGCCGGGTACAGTAAGGGCGGTGTGATTGCTGTATGCACAAATGGAAGAGTGCGGGCAAAGGCGGCACGGATAGAGTTTTGCGAGGGATTCAAAGTTATGATCGACATGTTGCAGCCACATACAGTGTTGATCGTCGGGAAGATACCGGATGAATTGAACACAGATGTAAAGATTGTAAATTACAAATCGCGAAATCAGAAAGTAAATGAGGAATTTTCGAATGGGAACAAGAACAACAAAATCACAGAAAAAACAGAAACAGACCGAGAGCCAGAGAAAGAGAAGAGAGCGAATTAGTCAAATTTCACAAGTTGTGAAATGACGCATAATAATTTACTGTGCATATTGTCTTTTCACAGTTGAAATCTCATTTTTCAACTTTTGAATTTTTTCTTCTTGGAAAATGGCTCGATTTTGAGATCAGAAATCAGAATTTTCACACCCCGGCGGTCTGCCGGTGATGTCTCCAGACGCGCCCCGGATGCTTCCCGGTGATTTACCGGATGCATCATGGCTGTGTATCTGGGGGAGTGTCAACGCGGCAAGATACACAGCGTTTACAGGCTTGCAACGTCGTAAAAACGATTTACAGACGTTTCGTGTTGTAAATATATAAAAGCACTGCATTGCCTTGCGCAAGCCTTAAAATGGCTTATACGTGTTCACTTAAGCGAATTATATGACAGGGCGTGTATCTTGTCAAGCTGCAATATATACGGACACTGGAAAAAGCCGGGACGATCCCGGCTTAAAACGCTATATTCTCTGCATAATCACTAATCGCGATTGCAAGCTCTTTTTCATCTTCAAAAACAATACAAACCCGGATTCCCTGATTTGTCACGTTTCGGATTTCTATTTTGTTGATAAAAAATGCAGCTCTGTTTTCATAAATGTTTAAAAACGGCAGGTTCTCGTTTTTAATTCTATCACGCGCTTCATCACATGATTTTTCTAATTCCTTGATCTGGTTTTTCAAATTTTCTAATTGTGTCATTTATAAATCCTCCTTAAAATAAAATCCCTTTTGGGTAAAAACCGCCGCCGGTAGTGATCCGGCGTGCATTCTCTGCGGCGGCTAATTATAGATACAGTTCCATAAGTCCTACATTTTTATTTCTAACTAAGACAACACCCGGACGCGCCACGGAAACATATTGATTAACTATATTTTCTATTTTTTCAGGGTCATAATATGGCGCCAGTTTTTGGCGTGTGTATTCTTTCGCTTCTTCAAGTGTCATCATCTTCATAAAATCAACCATCCTTTCATCATGCGCCCTGTCTCATCGGTGCAGGTGGGGCAGTTCCTGCAGACGGTGGAACTTCCACCGTTTCGACTAATTAGCGCCGTACAATTTAGTTGATTTTCTAAAGGTCTTAATAACTCCGCCCGGCGTCCCGTCTTTCTTTGTCCTCCAGTGTGCCGGAAAACTCGAAAAGTCGGAGCAGAGACGAACCGTTATTGTTTTTTCTGTCTCTTTGACGATTTCTACAACATCAAACAGAAAGCCGTCTGACTCTGCTAATTGTGTGCCTATTTTTATATCACTTGCTTTAATAATCATGTGAAAACCTCCTTTATGTGTGCTTGTCTCATCAGTGGCAAGGTTGCAACCCTACGCCAGACCGCCGCGCGGGCGGTTTCGACTTAAACAATTTTTGCAATTTCTTCTAAAATTTTTACTTTAACTTTTAAATCTGTTGTGTTTTTCAAAACATTTTTTACCTGCTCCGGGAGATTTAAAAGCCCTGCGGCGCCTCCGATTTTTTCTACTGCGTTTTGATATCTAATTTCTAAAACTGTCATATTTTCCCTTTCTGGTCTGCCATCATCAGGGCCGGGAGACCATCCCGCGGCTGACGCTCCAGATCGGAGCGTTTCGGCTAAAAGTCAATGCTTGTATATACTTCTAATATCTCGCGCCATTTGTTTTCCTTATCGCAACTAAGATTAAGATCTTTAATGTGGAAGATTGCATATTCTCCATATTTTTCCCTTAAATCTTGCAACTGATTGTACACTGTTTCAAACTCTTCTAAATCATCCACATGGAGGATATATCGCTTAATTTCTTGGTTGCGGATGATGTAATTATCCTCTGCCTGTACTGGAGAACTGAAAAGAGCTTCAACTTTAACTTTGCTCTTCCTGTCGTCCTGTCCTTTTCTGTCGGTTATGTAAACAACTGCCCATTTCATAAACTTTGCATAATCTTTCATGTTCGTTCCTCCCGTTATTTAAAGAATTTTTTTAACATGTTTCTTGCTGTTTCATAATCATTTACTTTCTTTTCAACGTATCCAGCAGCGGCGGTGCCGTTTCGATCGGCAACCATTTGAAAAACCTTTTCCTGATCTGCTGGATGAAGTTTCGCAATTTCTTCAATTCCTTTTGTAAAATCCTTTATTTTTTTATCAGTCATCTTGCTTACCTCCGTTCTTTGTTTTCCTGTTGAGATTATAATAACACTAATATTAGTGCATGTCAACACTAAAAAGAGTGTTCTTGTAAAATATTTTCATGTTGATTTTTAGAGTGATTCTATATATAATGTAGTAAATAAAAAATGTGAGGTGAAAAAATGTTTAATTATAAAATAGATGTATTAAAAGAACTTTCAAAACACGGATACACTTCTACTCGGATGAGAAAAGAGAAGATAATGAGTGAAGCGACTATGCAGAATTTGAGAAAAGGGAAGGGAATCACTACAGACACGCTTAACACGATCTGCATTATTTTAAGATGTCAGCCGTCGGATGTATTGGAAATCGTTCCGACTGATGAAGAAAAAATAAGATTTTTTTAAAACACTAAAATTAGTGTTGACAAAATTATATTTTAATGTTATTATAATATTGTCGAAAGGCAATAGGCGAAAGCCAGAAAGGAGAAAAATGAGCGAAGATATGAGTGTATTTAAAAGTTACTTAAGAAGACTTTTGCAGGATCTGAAAGATTTAAAGGAAGTTTTAAAATCTAAGGATTATGAAAAAGCGGAAAAGATGGTCGATCAGCTGATCGATGATACTCAAAAAGGAATTGAAGACAATTAAAAGAAAGGGCTGGAGAAAATCCAGCCCGACACACAAAAACCATACCAAGTGAAATGTATGCTATTTGAATATAGCACATCCAGAGAAGAAAGAAAAGAGGAAAAAGCTATGTTAAAGATTTTAAAAGAGTTAGGACAGATGGAAGGACATTTTGCAGTAGAAATTTTCAAGGTTGAAGAGTTAGGAATGATCGCAGTAGATCACGACACAAGCAACGGCGAGACGATGGAAGCATGGAAATGTGACAGTACAGGCGCGGCGCTGGATGAAGATACACCGAGTTTTAGAGTTAAAGAAATTAACGATCCTGTATCTTACGATGAGGACGGAGAACCGGATCAGTGGCAGCTTATAGGATTTGAGGTTGAATAATAAGATTTAGGCGGCTTGAAATACAGCCGTCTTTTTTGTGCAAAACGTAGAAAATCTTTGTAAGAATTTCACAAAATTTCAAGAATGATAATTTTATTACGGACAAGGTAAAATGATAGAATAGTATTAGTTTTGTTGCAATGCAACACCTCTGCAACAAATTGCAACAAAATTGCAACGTAGATATAGACACTAGAGTAAGAGAAAGATTATATTCTCTCTTGTAATATAAAAATATATATTATAAATAAGGCAGTATATTTATATAAATAATATATATAATATACAGGCTTAAAATTTAATTTTAAAATATACCTTGACAAGAAAATGATAGAATGATATTGTTTTATTAAATTAAAAAGCATTCGGGCAACGGGCGGCGGCAACCGTCGAGGTCCCGAAAGAGACGGACTTCATGCAGCCGGTACAGTCGAGATCATCATGATCTGATTGTATCAGTTGCATTTTTTATTTTAAGTATTCCAGTACTGGAGAGAGGAGATGCCGATCATGTCAGCAGTTGAAATGCAGGAAGTAAATAATACAGTTGATGTTTTTAAAGATGACATTGACATGTATATAAATCTCTGGATGGAAGAGAGAAGCATTGAGGACATGTGTAAAGTATCGCAGAACAGATGGTATAACTGCTGTAAATATGTCTATGAGAATGTATTTAAAGTTAATCCAAAGTACCTAAAGGATGATAATAATATTAATAATGCCTATGATACAGATAAGGTTAACGAGGTATTAGATATATATATAGACCTGTGTAATGACTACGAGAAAGTAGTGAATATTGTTGGGTTTACATTCTTTACCGGAATACATAGAGATACGTTAAATGGCTGGGTTAATGGCGTGCAGCTAGGCTCATCAGGCTCCGACATTTGCAAAAAAATTGACGAAATGCGTGAGGAAAGTTTGGTAGGTTTACAGGTTTCCGGCAAAGGAAACCCCATGAATTACATGCCGTCACTGAATAAGTACTGCGGCTTCAATATGCCCGGCGTAAGAGACCAGGGAGCCAGAGCAAGAGCGTTGACAGCTTCGGAGCTCCCAAAACTGGGAAGCGGGAATTGTGCGAGATTGCCGGACAACTTTGACAATTCAAGCCCGGATAATGGTGAAATCGTGATAGACAATTCAAACAATTTAAAGCCCAGTGTTTAATGGTCTTAAGGCGCATTAAATCGTTGATACATTACGCAAAACAAGGGTTTTGCGAATAGTTGTAAAATACGAATGGAATTGAACGAACAATTCAAACAATTTATCAATGTTCAAAGCATGATTCTGCATGGAGGGGGAGGGGGTTTGATAGGTTGAGAAAATCAGCGCTACTAAGTCCTTTAAATATCCTCAAAAACAAAAAGAGATTGGATGGAAAAGCATGAGAGTAGTATCACAAAGCAAAGACGTTTCGCTTGATTTTGACCGAGCGGTATTCACAGCAAATCATGGAATAATAACTGCTATGGTTGATGGAAAAACGTTTACCATTGGGACGTATGCGAATTTAGGTAGAGAAAAAGAAGTATTCTCTGATATGCACAAGGCATTTTCGGCTTTTCAAGTTATTAGCACAAACATGGATAAACAACAGGTGGCCGAAATGTTTGCAGTATCTAAAAACATATCGATCAGATGCGTTGAGATGAATGATCCTTGTATGGGAATAACTGTATTTGATAACATGGTCTATTACATGCCGGAAAAGTAGTGTTAATATAGCGCTATCGCCAAGCGGTAAGGCACTGGATTTTGATTCCAGTATTCGCAGGTTCGAATCCTGCTAAAGAAACTTGTGAGAGGAAAACAACCATGGTAATTATTAAAACGATTATATCGACGCTGGATGTTATTTTTATGCTGATACTATTTGTATCTGGCAGAGAATCCAAAGACAAAGAAACAGCAATTGCATTATGGGTACTTGTGATGTTACTGTTGCTGAACATGTTTCTGATGTGGAGGTAACAGAATGTTTTATAGTCCAATATTTGGTATTTGCTTTCAGCTGCCTATCATTTGTGCAGAGGAAAGAATACATATAACAAAATCAAAGGAACCGGACAGCACCGGAGATTTACTCAATCTGGATAGCGACGCAGAGCACCAGAGTGAGAAATCGGAGCATCCAGTATAGCTAAACAAAATTTTAAATTACTGGCAACTTGTAAGAGTTGCTTACAAGATAAAAATCCTACATTGCGGCATTTTAATATGCCGTAGCGGAACGTAGCTCAGTTGGCAGAGCACTCGGCTTATATCCGAGCGGTCGCAGGTCCGATTCCTGCCGTTCCGATGGAGGAATGGGTTTAACGATCCATTCCGTAAATTCTCCTTCTTGGTGTTTTTCATGACACATCCTTTCGCCACTAGGACGATTCTGTTAAGGGCGGTGCGAGACCGTCCGGTGGTATTTGCCGCGGAGCGCGGCATTAGGCGTAAGACTATATGGTGATGAATGATGATCGTTCCGTAATTTGCTGACAAGCAATCCATATAGCAGTCAGACTTGATAGTTCGGGTGCCTATCCCACGGTGCCTGAGCTGTCAAAGATATAATTCCCCCATATAGTTAGGCAGTGGCAGAATGGGTATTGCAGGTAAAGAAACCTATCGGTAAGAGTGTTGCCAAGTGGCAGACGGGCGATCATCCGTAGTCAGCAACCACACCTTTTCTGAAGCCGATAATGCAAGGTTCGAATCCTTGCCTGTCTAAGCGGTCAAATTATGCTGTTTGCTTGCATGCGCTCTATGGTTTGGCTGTAATCGGCATTTTGTATGCCTAGTGCAACGCATGGCACGATAAACATTATTGCTAACCGTCTGATGGCGGTTTCGGAACGTAGCTTAATTGGTAAAAGTGGCGTGTACACGGAAAACAACAACGAGAGCCGGATTGAAGGTTCGAATCCTTCCGTTCCGATGGTGCCGAGCTGATCTGATACTGTATGCGTAGCGCGGTCGCGTACAGAGATATGGAGTGAGGTGTCCGCGCATTTTGGGGAAGCGGCAACGATTGGCGGTGTTGCGGCTGACTGTAAATCAGTTTCCAAGTGGTAAACAATAGAGGTTCGATTCCTCTCTTCCCTATTTCACTCAACTCCCTAAAAACACTGTTTGGCAGGTGCGTGGTAGACAGTTGTAATGGATGGGTTGTTTAAGAAATCGCACCATCAAGATGCAGTGTTCCCATAATGGAATTGGAGCCGGTTGCTATCCGGTCGGGCGTTTATTCGCCTTGTAGGTTCGAATCCTACACACTGCGTTTGCCCGAACAAAATTGGGTGTTGATGTGTGACGGAATAGGTAAACGGAATTGTCGTAGAGAATTGGTTGAAACCGACAACATAGATGACCAGATTGTACACTCCTGCGTGGTGCAAATCCACGCCACATCAATTCCTTATCTTCACTTAGTCTGGCACTACTGCAATAGTTCAGGTCGATGGAAGATGTATGGATGGTAAGCGGTATCATTGGTAACATAAAACCCTTCCGTGAATAGAAATTGCAGATTTGAAAGCGGTTGGCATGGTTTGGTATGACAAGGTTCGATTCCTTGTGCCGCTATTCGATGGTTGGTATTTTTTACGCAAAATGGGGTGTGAGTATGTATTTTGAATTTGTTTATGTTGGCTATTCAACAAAGCAATGCGTTGAGTTTCTTGATGAAATCAAAGAAAAATTAAAGGCACATGATAAGAATTTTGAATACGACAAAGAACATTTAGTGATTAAGGCTGAATTATTCAAATGCAGTGCATTACCCATATATTCCGGTCGTTTATCCTGTCTTGGCATGGAAAATGCAGAGTATATCTGCAAAGAAACTGCGAGACCAAATGATTATATTCCTTGTCCAGGAGAATGTTTGAAGATAAAAGCCATTTTGGAATATGTTTCCACAAGATTTAGAAAAACTCCAAAAGAAAAGACAGAAAAAGAACTGGAAGAACTGATTGACGTTTTGATTGAGGTGCGGAAATGAGATTATGGAAAATTATTAAAAAAATATTCAAGAAAAAGCAAAAAGCAGATCCTACACCGCGCATTGAGAAAGATACGAAATGCGATAAATGCAAATACTTGCAAGAGTGTATTGACGAGGGGAAAGTCATAGATTGCAGAAATATTGAAGATACGAGAAGCCATTACATTAAAGGTCTTGGTTCTTATGTAAAATGCGATGGTGTTGAGGTGTGAGTATGGATCTTAATGTGTCAGAAGATCAGAAAAAAGTTATTGAATTGCAAGGATATATGGTTGTCGAGTTCAAATTATGGTATCGAAAATTAGGAGAAATGATTCTTGAGTATGCCGTAAAAGTAATTGATACATGGAAAGCAATAGTTTTGTTTATACAAGAACAGGCAATTAAGGCATTCAAGCATATCAAGGATTTTGTGGAACAGCTTTCAAACGAATTGGAGCCATATATGAATTCCTTGGATTATATTGATTGTGAGAAAAAGAAATATCTGTTTGTTCGGTCACTTGGAAGAGCATATGAAGCGAATGTAAGAGGAAAAGTTATTTATCACAGATGCAGGGATAGGTGTTGAAAATGTGTGATTTTTGTAATGGGAAAGAATCATATAAAACTGCATATGGAGAATTTAAAATCAAAAAATTGGGCTATATAAATGTTATTCAATGCCATATTGATAAATGTCCACAGTATGCTAAATGTTGTAGCAATGGAATGAACGTAGCGATAGCAATGGAAATTGAATTTTGCCCGATGTGTGGTAGAAAGTTGGTGGAAGAATGACATGCTATGAATGTGCTTATTTTGGAATTGAATGGAATGAATTTTTGAAAAAAACGATAGAATTTTGTAACCATCCAGAAAAGTATATTCCTCCAGTAGGATTTGCTTATAAAGAACACGATTGCGAATTTTTCAAAAACAAATCTGGGATATCAAAATGGGACTCTTATTCAGAAAAAGAAAAAGAACAGGCATTGAGGTATTTTCGTGAAAACTATCACAAAAATCCTATTGAAGGTTTAACATGCGAGGGGGCTGAAATGAGTTTCATTGAATATCTAAAAAATGTTGATGCAAACTCATAAGGAAGAGAAGGAGTGTATGAAGCATGATTGTCAATATCAACAACAGCACATACGAGATGAACAGCAAACAGTATAAAGGCGTTCTCAAAACAGCAAGCAAAGCAGTTGATCGCGGTATATATGCTGTAGAAAAGAATAAAGTGGCAATTATGCTGAATGAACGGTATGGGGACGATATGAGTCTAAGAAAAAATGTGGACCAGTATGTAAAAAAAAGATTTAAAGTGTATTGGAAAAACTACAAAAAATGTAATTGCGATTTTCCTGAATAAAAAAAATATGCCAGAGGTGGGAAAATGCGTTGCACCCATGCGCCGAATTGGCTAAAAGAGATGCTGCAGATTGCGACGGCAGCCTGGCAAAATTATACCGGCTAACAAACGGAGTTAGTCGCTGACCAACAAAATTTATTGGCAGAGGTCTTAAAGCACTTCTGCTTTTTTGCGGAGGTGCTTTTCTTTTGGCAAGTTCAAGCCTAATTTCCACAGTAAATGGATATGAAAATTACATACAGGTGCATGGCGTTGATGAACAGGTAATGGATGCCATGGAAGAAGCGGCAAGGGTAGCCATTCTGACGGAAAAGGATGTTGAGTATGGATTAAAGGTTTCTGCCAGAGCGAAAGAACTGACGGAGCAGTTTATCTTTCAATCTACAGGTGGCACACCATGGGATTTAGAGAAATATTCATTCCAAAACAAGGTATCTTATGAAATTCTGGACAAATACTACGGAATTTTGCTTCTGGAAGCGCAAAACAAAGTTTTGGATAGTGCTTTCCAGTATTTGGAGAAGAAGAGAGAGCCTAAAGAGCGGTTTTACATGCCAAGAAGAAAGCAATTTCTCAAAATAGGTCTTACACAGGCTTTGCAAGGCATGATTGATGATAAATATGACATTCTTTGCGTGTCTCTTGTTCCGGGAGCAGGCAAAACAACGGTCGAAAAAATGTTTCACGCACTTGTTGCCGGATGGTTTCCGAGAGATTTCAGCCTTTTTTATTCGCACAGCGGAGATATTACCAGAATGTACTATGACGGTGTGTACGATATCGTTACAAATACGGAAGAATATACATGGAATGAAATTTTTCCAGATCTTTCCGTGACGAGCACAAACGCAAAGATGGAGCAATTTAATGTCGGGAAGTACAAATCGTTTCCATCCGTACAATGTACGTCTGTTGGTAGTAAGAATGCAGGTAAAGTAAGGGCTTCTAAGTTTTTACTGGTTGACGATATGATCGGCGGCATTGAAGAAGCAATGAATCCCATTATCCTTGATAAATTGTGGGATAAATATGCCGTAGATGCCCGCCAGAGAAAGATACAGGACACGGACGGTAAGAACTGCAAGGAAATACATATTGCCACAAGATGGAGCGTACACGACGTCATAGGGCGCATCCAAAATATGTACGAGGGAAATCCAAGAGTAAAGGTTATTGCAGTTCCGGATGTAGACCCAGTTACCGGAGAAAGTAACTTTGAATATGAGTTCTCCGGTTTTACAAAAGAATTTTTTGAAGACCAGCAATTATTGATGGACGACATATCATATAGATGCCTTTACAAACAGGAACCGATTGAGCGAGAGGGATTGCTGTTTCCGGAAGATAAAATACGCCGGTATCTTAATTTGCCGCATGGAGAGCCAGAGATTGTAACCGGTCAGTGCGATACCAAGGGAAAAGGAACGGATTACTTTGTTTTGCCGGTATTGCAAAAATACGGAGAGGATTACTACTGTGTAGATTGTGTTTGCGATAACACGGCAGATTATGAGATGCAGTATGAAAATGCAGCAAATGTTTTGACAAACAACAAAGTTCAGGAATGTGAATTTGAGAGAAATGCCGGAGGAGACCGTGTCGCAATGGAAGTAAACAAGCGAGTGGAAGCCAAAGGATGGATATGCAATATCACAGATACACCGACGGAGACAAATAAGGAAGCAAGGATTTTTCAGTGCTCAAACTGGATATTGCAGCACGTTATATTTAAAGACCCATCATTATATAAGCCAAATGATCCATATGGAGTAATGATGTCTCTTCTCAAGAGATATTCAGTGTCCGGTAAAAAGCAGTTGGATGATGTGCCGGATGTATTTTCAAACTTTGCGCTTAGAGTGACAAATGGAAATAACGTAGCCAAAGTAGAAGCGGCAGTAAATCCGTTTAGGAGGTATTGATATGGTAAACAAAGATATTTTAAATCAATACTTAGATTTAAGAGAAGAAGTAAAAGAAGTAAGGAATAAAATTGAAAAGCTTGAAAAATACATAGAAAAAATTGAACAGGAAGGAACGGTTATTGATAGCGTTTCTGGCGGAAATGGTGGAAACCAACATTTTAAAATAGAAGGAATACCATTGCCAGAATATAGGCACAAAAAAACCTTGTTATATTCCAGAAAAACCACCCTCGAAATTTTGGAAAACGAACTTCTTGAAAAAACAAATGAAGTAGAAGAGTTTATTGCAAATATAAAAGATAGCAGAATTAGAAGAATAATTAACCTTAGATTTTTAGAAAATCAATCTTGGAATAAGGTTGCCGACCAAATAGGAGGCAATAACACAGAAGACAGCGTGAGAAAAGCGTTCGATAGATTTATGAAAGAGTAAAGTTGTCCGATATGTCCGTTTTTTTTCTGATATAGTTATAATCGAAGAAGTCAACAAATAGTTGAACACTTTACCATCCCCCATTGAAAGAGCATCGAAGAGAAATCTCCGGTGCTTTTTCTTTTGAAAAGAAAAGAGGATTTTATGGTATATACACCAAAAACAATATATTGCCCGCGTTGCGGAAGAAAAGTTGCCACACACGATGGGCGTTCAACAATGAACATTTCTGTGGAATGTAGGAAATGCCACAAGAAAGTTGTTTTTTATCCGGAGAATGGAAAGACGAAATTAAAATCTCTTCCAATCCGGTCAACATCCAGTGGGATGACGTTTATTTAGGAGCCAATTATGAATAATAAATCTCTCCAAGACCTTGTTAAGGGATGTTATGGGCGAAAAATTTTATATACTGATGTTGAAACTATCACAAAAGACAATATTGTCAAGGTGGTTGGAGACTGCATCGGAAATTATTATTACAACAAAACCATCATAGAATATCTTTGGCGATATTACAAAGGTGACCAGCCTGTTTTATACCGTGTAAAGGTGCAAAATGCTGATATTACAAACAAAATAGTAGAAAATCATGCGTATGAGATTGTTCAGTTCAAAGTAGGACAGACATATGGCGAGCCAATACAGTTTATCAGTCGAAAAGATGATGATGAAATTAATCGGGCAGTGGATGCGCTGAATGACTATCTTGTGGATGCGAATAAACAGGAAAAAGACATTAAAGCAGGAGAGTGGCAGTCAGCAACCGGAACATCTTTTAAGGCGGTAAGATTTGCAAATGGAGAAATACCATTTCAAATTGTTGCGCCTACTCCAATGAATACGTGTGTTATTTATAATCGGAGCACGGAAGAACCGGTGGTTGCGGTGCAGGAGCTTAAAGACGAAGATGGAAGATGGTACAAACTGTGCTATACGGACAACTATTCATGTAAACTTCAAAACGGAGTAGTTTCTGAATGGAAATTGCATGCATTTGGAAGTATACCTATTGTTGAGTTTCCAAATAATCATGAGAGAATTTCTGATATTGAGCTTGTCATAGGTCTTCTGGATGCCATTAACAATATGCAGTCAAACAGAATGGATGGAATTGAGCAGTTTGTTCAGTACTGGGTTAAGTTTGTGAACTGTGAAATCGACCAAAAAACGTTTGAAGAGATGAAAATGAGCCATGCTTTGACGGTAAAGTCCAATAACAAGGATAACAAAGCCGATGTTGAGATTATGACGCAGGAACTTAACCAGAGCCAGTGCCAGGTGGCAAAAGATGATCTTTGGGACAATGCCTTATCAATTCTTGCTATACCAAACAAACAGGGAAACACTGGCGGAGATACACAGGGCGCAGTAGAGTTGAGAAATGGTTGGGATTTTTCAAAGACAAGAGCAAAATTAAAAGACCCAATCGTGAAATCGGCGGAGAAAAGACTTGCAAAAGTTATCTTAAATGTAATACGCGTTAAGGACAATGATTTGAAATTGTCAATAAGGGATTTTGATGTGCAAATCAATCATAGCCCGCAAGACAATATGTATACAAAGTCGCAAACGCTATATCAGCTATTAGAGTGCGGCATACATCCTCTTATTGCAATTAAAACGGTCGGACTCTGGGGCGATTCGGAAAAAACATTTTTGCAGTCTAAGCCATACATGGATGCTTTATGGAAAACCATTGATGATGCAGAAGAACAGGAACAAAAAGCACAGGAAATTGTAAACCAATTAAATAAACAGCAAAATAAGACAGCTACCGAGTAATCGGTGGCTGTTTTTATTTTATAAAAATTCGCAAAGTTGTGAGCGTAAAAATCAACAGTGTCATTCGGTGTCGTTGCACCGCAAAAATTCGTAAAGACATATCGGAGGTAATCAATGAAAAGAGAAGAGTTAATTGCAATGGGTATCAGTGAGGAAAATGTTGAAAAAATCATTGCTGATTACGGCAGTGCCGTACAGAGAGAACAGGCAAAAGCAGCAGAGCTTAAGGCAAAGGCAGACAGCGCAGATGAGTTGCAGAAAAAGCTGGATGAAATGGAAGCAGGAAACCTCACGGAACTTGAAAAAGCAAACAAGGCGTTAGAGACAGCAAATCAGCAGATTGCAGATATGCAGAAGAAAAACGCCATTAGAGACCAGCGCGAAGCATTGATGGAAAAGTTAAAAATCAATGCAGAGCAGGCAAAATCCGTTGTCAAGGATAATGGAAGCCTTGATTATGACGCTCTTGGAAAGATTACAGCCGAAAAGGAAACCGCGGCAGCGCAGGCAAAGGAACAGGAGATTGCAAATAATTCTGAAAATCCGGGCGGCGGTACTGCAGGTGGAGAAAATAAAAAAACTGCGGACGTAGAGAACGCAGAAAAAATCAGTTTTGGCAAACCTGCAGAAAGTGCAGAAGCCAAAGACCATTATGTTTTATAGGAGGTAAATTATGGGAAAACCGATTGAAAGAGACTTTACACAGAGTAAAGGAATTTTAAAATTCTTTCCTTATGAGGGTGCGGCGTGTATCGTTCCGCAGACAATGGTGTCAAGTGACGATGCAAACGGAAAGAAGATTGCAAAGGCAGGGACACCGTTCCCAAGCAATGACGAATCTTGCAAAGGGTATCTTCTGGAAGATGTTGACGTAACAATGGGAGATGCGCCTGGAACTTATGTATATCAGGGTTCTATTGACAGCGCAAAGGTAACAGCGAACGGAGTGACCGTGGAAGCAACTGCAAAAGCAGCAACACCGCGTGTTACTTTTTTTGATTAAAAAATGGAGGTATTAGAGAATGGCATTACCATTAGCAGAAGCATTTACCGCAAGAAGTCTTGGGGTTATGTGGAATAATTATAAAAAAACGCTTGGTTCTGCACCTTACTTAGGTAGACAGAAATTTGGAACCAGAAAACAGGACAGCCTTGAACTTAGATTTATCAAAGGGAAAAACGGTCTTCCGGTATCCTTAAAGGCATCCAATTTTGATGCGCAGGCAGAGTTAAGAGATGTCGGTGGATTTTCGGATATTCAGAACGAGATGCCTTTCTACCGTGAATCTTACATGGTAACAGAGCGTGAAGAGCAGGAGTATGCAAATTACCAGTCGGCAGAAAATTCCAACATGGCAAACCAGGTGCTTAGAGAAATCAGCAAAAAACCGATGATGCTGATTGAGGGCGCAAGAGTAGTGCCGGAACGCCAGATTTGGCAGTTATTAGCACCATCTGATGGTATTCCAAGAGTACAGGTAACAATTGGTGGCAAGAGCTTCTATGTTGATTATACTTCGGACAATGGAGTGGCGCACAAGAGAGATCATTACAAGGATATTTCCGGAAGCGATACTGATAAATGGTCTGCACCAGAAACAGCAACGCCACTTGACGACCTTATCGAGATTAAACGTGAGTTTGCAAAGGAAACAGGATATTCCCTTGCACGCTTTAGCATGAATACAGAAACATGGGAAATGGTCCTTAAGGCGGAGGACACAAAGAAACAGGTGCTTGGAATTATTGCTTACAATGGCGGTATTCGCTTACAGCAGGGGCAGGTTACAGAGTATCTTAGAGGATACGGCATCGAGATTGAAGTTTACGACAAACTTTACATCGACCCTGCAGACGGTGCTACCAAATATTTTATTCCTACAGGAGTTATTTCAGCGCAGTCATCCGGCGTGTACCTTGGAGATTATGTCTTTGGAAAGACACCGGAAGAGAGAAGCGGAAGTTTAACAGACGGAAACCTTTCTATTGTAGAAACCGGCATTTCGGTATATACATACGCAACAAATCATCCGATCAACACGCATTGCATTGTGTCAATGATCGGATTGCCTACTTTTGAGGGCATGGACAGCGTTGTTGTCATGAAAGTTGCGTAGGAGGTGCGGTATGATTGCTGAATATACAGTAAAGCGCAATGGAAGATGGTATAAAGCAGGAGATGAAATCCCGGACATTGTTCCGGGAGAGAAATCTTCTGGCGAGTACACCAAGACAGAGATTAACAGAATGAGCACTGCTGATTTACAGGCACTTGCCGCTGAACATGGGATCGAGGGTGCAGAAGAAATCAGTGGAGCGGAACTGAAACGCATTTTGATCGAGCAGTTCGGATTATAGGTAGGGAAGAATGGACGAATATACAACATTAGAGCAGGTCAAAATCAGACTGAAACAATTTCATATTGAAACCGTTACGGATGAAGATGGTGTAACTTCTGATGTTGTCGTGTTCGACCAGAAAGAAGATAATCCTTACATTGAACAGCTTATCAAGCAGGCAAGAAATGAAGTGGTAAGCAAGCGGAATTACCCGAAAAGCTACACGGATGAAAAAATATCCGAAGACTTGAAACAGTTTGAGGATGTAATCGTCAATTTATCCGTGTACGACCATTCACAGGCAGGAGAAGCATATATGGCAAGTTATTCAGAAAACGGCGTAAGCCGTAGCTGGAAAGACAGGGAAAGCTTGTTCGTAGGGGTATTCCCGTTTGTAAAATCTTTGTGACCTATCTGCCATGAGTAGAAAAGGAATCTGTTTTTTGCAAAGCAATTATCAGTTTTTTAGAAGATTGTGCGTTACGTTTTGTCGACGTCGACAAAACGTAGCAGGCGGCACACATTGAGCGGTGGTGGGCGGTGTGCCATAAAAATGAAAGGCGGTATATGATTTGACGATTGAAATATCAACAGCAATCATTATAAGCGTGCTGTCGCTTGGTTTTTCCGTCTTTATGGGCTTGAAAAGCAACAAAAGGACAGACAACACGGATCTTGAAGAGCGCGTGCGGGAGAACACACGCATTAACATGAAGTTGGATGCCATTTCAAACAACACAACCGAGATCAAGAATGAAGTTTCGGAGATGAGAAAAGAAATAAATTCTCACGACAACAGAATTATAAAGGTTGAAGAAAGTGTGAAATCGGCGCATCACAGAATTGACGGGATAGAAACCCGTCTTAATGATGAAAAGGAGGTTTAATCATGGATATTATACAGTCTGTAATTGCAAATATGACAATTATTCTGGCAATCATTGGTGCGCTGGCATTTGTTGTGTCTGTGGTAACACAGGTAATCAAAGGTGTAGGCGTATTTTCTAAGATTCCAACGGACATTTTGGTATTTGTTCTTTCTATCGGAATCACGGTCGCTGCGTTTGTGGCATACATGCAGTACATCCAGACATCAATTTTATGGTATATGATCTTGGCAGCTATTATTGCAGGATTTATTGTTGCGTTTGTCGCAATGTATGGATGGGAAAAGCTTTCTGAGCTGTGGAAACGGTTCGGCAAGGATGTGAAGTGAAATGCTTGAGATCAATAAGCAAAAAATGAGTTATTCGCAGCAAAGCGGCAAGGTGCCGGTATATGTGACGGATGATGATGGTAACATCGAATATTCTTCGTACACGGATTCTGATGGTAATGTAATTTATTACCTTGATGATGACGGGAACAAGATACCGAAGACAACCGGAGAGTATACCACAGGTTATGAAAAGCCTGTGGTTTTTTATTCTTCGATCAGCAATAAGTTGAGCGAAGCACTTATAAAAGAATTTGGCGTAGATAACTCTACAAATTTTGTTCAGATCGTAGAAGACAAAGGAAAGCTTCCATTGAGCGTCGGATCTTTGGTATGGAAACGATCAGACGTAAAGTACAAAGATGAAGAGAATACAATCGTTGACGAAAATTCGGCTGATTACATCGTAAAAGGTGTCGCAGACGAGGGATTGACGGTTGATTTGTTCTTGTTACAAAAAAATGTGAAGTAGGTGTGGCATGGGGAAGAAAGTAATCACAATGAGCCTGTCTGAAAAGTCTATTCAGAACGCCATACGAGAGCTTAGAGCCTATAAAAACAGCTTGACATATAAATGCCAGCTATTGGCAGAAAAACTCGCGGAAAAGGGCGTAGAGATTGCCAGAGTACAAATTGCTGACCTTGACGCAATATTCACATCAGAATTGATTTCCAGTATTCATTCAGAATACAAGGGAAGTACCAAAGGAGGCGGGATATGGGCGGTAGTTGCCGGGACGGACCATGCAATGTTTGTTGAATTTGGAACAGGAACCGTAGGACAGCAAAATCCTTATCCAGGGAAACTGCCGGATGGCGTTTCGTGGCAGTATGCAAGTGGAAAAACTATCCATCAGATTTCAGATGGAAGATATGGATGGTTTTATCAGGACGACAATGGCGATTGGTGGTTTACAGAGGGAATGCCAAGCCGACCATTCATGTATCTGACCGCAAATGAGTTGCGGCAGATTGTTACACAGACAGCGAAGGAGGTGTTTGGATAATGGCAGGAAACCAGTGGGTATTTGACCTTGAAATAAACATTTTCTCCAATGTTGCAACGATAGCCAAACCAAAACTCAAGAAAAAATACAAAAGCATGAATTTTGACACTGCATTTACAACGGTTGAAAAGAACCTTGATAAAGACCCTGTTTTCCCGACCATTTACATTCACGAGATGCCGGGGCTTGAACGTGGGGCAGATTTAGAGGGCACATCCGTAAATGCGGTGCAGGAAACAATACAGGTTGACGTCATTACAAACACAAAGCAGAGCGATGCAAAAGGGATTATGGCTATTTTAGCTGATGCCTTTAAACAGATGCGATTTCAAATCACAGCAATGCCGGAGTTTAAAAATGACAGTGAGAAAAAATTTAGAAGCGTTGCAAGGTTCCGGCGGATAATCGGAGCCAACGACAGATTGATGTAAAAGAGCCGAAAGGCTCTATTTTTTATGCACCGGGTGCAAAAAGATGCGCCCGATAACCGCATTATTTGGCGGTAGAAAGAGAGGTAAAAATGGCAGAAGCAGGATTGTCTACGTTAGGCATTACGTTTGGCTATGGAACAGAAACCACAGCCGGAACAAAGCCTACATCGTTTAAACAGCTTACAAGAATTAACGCAATCGGCGGTATCAACATTGAGCCGGAACAGATTGACGCATCTGCATTAGAAGATGCTATTACCAGATATGTAAAGGGTCGCGCAGATACCGGTGGCTCTTTCCCTATCACGGTAAACCTTACGGATGCCACAAAGGAAGAGTGGGAAGCACTTATCACGGCGTATAAGGCGCTTTCCGGCGGGAAAAGAATGTGGTTTGAAACTATTATCCCGGGATTTACCGACGCGTTTTTTGTTGTGGCTCAGCCGCCAGAGCAGATTCCACAGCCGGAGATTGGTCAGAACGAACTTTTGACGGTTGAAATGAATCTTACCATTGAAGAATACAAGGGCATGGACACCGCTGTAGCTTTTACACCGGGGGAATAACACGTCAGTCGAATAGTTCGGTTGGATCGGCTGACGATAACCAGACAACCGAGCCAGAGCTTGAAGAAACAATTTAAAAGAACAGGGCGGTCTTCGGACTGCCCTTTCCCTATATGAGAGGGAGAAAGGGAAAGAAAATGACAAAATTAAAATTTGGCGAGAAAGAATTACAGATCAAGTTTGGATATGAAGCAACCGTGAAAAGCGGAATTATCAAGAAAGTAGCAAAATTAGACCAGATGGAAGATATCGAAGCGGTCGACGAAATCCTTTTATTTCTTCCAGAGTTAATCCTTGTAGGCGCGCAGAAGTTTCACAAAGAGGAACTTGGATACAATCCGGACAATGAGGGAGAAAAGGAACAGCAGCTTGGAAAAGTATATGCCATGCTGGATGATTACTTTGACGGAGAAGATGCAGATGTTCAGGTACTTTACAATGCACTTTTAGCGGAGCTGCTTGAAAACGGTTTTTTATCAAAACTGCTCAAAGCAGATCAGAAAGAAGCGGAGAAGAAAACTCCGAGGAAAAAGTAGAAGAACAGAGAGAACTTACATGGGGAACATATTGTGCGGAAATCCGCCCATTTTGGTTATTAGTAACCAAGGGATATGGATTTACCGTGCGTGACATAGACGCGTCCTGCCCGGCTGATTTACAGCCTTATGCGGATGCTTACAACTTAGATAAAAAGCAAAGAGACAATGAGATGTGGATGTGGTTTGGAACATATGGATTGTCTGCGGTATCGGTGGCAGTAGAACATTGCTTTGCCGGACGAAAAGCAAGATCAAAGTATATTAAAAAACCAATCAATGAGCAACAAGGGAAAGATGATTCAGAAATGACGGAAGAAGAAATTAAGAAACAGAGAGAGCTATTTGTGGCAAAGCTCAAAATTATGCAGTCAAACTATGAGTTGAGCCATCCAAAACCAGAAAAGAACTTGGAGGTATAAATATGTCAATTAGAATTGGATCTGCAAGACATGATGAAAATGGGAAATTGACCGGTGGGAGACCGGGAGATCAGACCGGAACAGAAGTAAGTATGCAAAACTTTTATGTTCATAAAAAAGGATGGTATGTGTTAAGGCCAAAAACAAAAGATATGGCGGATAAACTGGCAGAATCAATGATTACAGCGTGCAATAATGATAATATTGGCTACTGTCAGGGACACCGGCTTGGAATTGTCAAATATGGTATTAATTCAAAAGTAAAAACAGAAGCAGATTGCGGCACAACGGTACGTGCATGCATTATTCATGCAACTGGAAAAGATGTTGGAAATTTCACCACAGCAAATGAAAAATCTGTACTTCTTTCTAGTGGCATGTTTGATGACATTGGAGGTTATGCGGCAGGAATGGTTCTTTACAACGGAGATGTTATTGTCACAAAAACAAAAGGTCATACAGCGATTGTGACAAGCGGAAACCCTAGAAAAAATGTAAAAGATCATTTAAACCCATACCCGGAACCTGCAAGGATTTTAAAGAAAAAATTCCCTTGCATGAGAGGGGATGATGTGAGATGGCTTCAGACGGAGCTTATTTATCACGGATGCCTGGATGAAAAAGATAAAAAGGGAAACAGTAATGTGGACGGTATTCTTGGAAATGATACGGCGACCGGTATTGGAACATTCCAGAAAAAAGTCGGAATTACAGTAGATAAGAAATGCGGACCGGTTACAAGAGAAAAATTAAAAGAGTAGATCAAGGACGGTAAGGTGTCACAGCCTACCGTCTTTTTATTTTGCATAGAAAGTTGGTGCATATATGGCAGACATTGATGAATTACAAATAAAAATCAAAGCTGACTCTGCAAAAGCAAGTAATTCCATAGAAAGCCTTGTAAACAGCATGAATAGGCTCCGGGAAAGCATATCGTTTGACACTGCAAAACTTTCAAATATTGCAAGCGGAATCAGAAGCATTTCCGATGCAGCTACCGGGTTCAAAGGTGGTAAATCTTCGGAAATCACATCAATGGTGCGGGCACTCAATAAATTTTCTGGTGTTGATGCAAATTCTATCCACGGAATATCTTCTGCTGTGAGAGATCTTGCATCTGGAATAGCAAGTGTTAAGGCTGTTGATACAAGCGGACTCATAAGCATGGTGTCTGCGTTGTCAAAAATCGGTGGCAAGGCATCTACACAGGCGACAAAGAATTTACCGGCTTTATCTGCGCAGTTACAAAACTTTGTACGTCAAATGAACAAGATAGGTGCATTGAATTTTGATATGACCAACATGAGTAATCTTGTAACGTCCATATCAAGGCTTGGAAGCGTTGCAAGCGGTCGCGCGGTGACTAATATACCTTTGCTTGCTGACAACCTCAAATACCTGTTTGAGACGCTTTCAAAAGCGCCAAATGTATCTTCGAATATCATTAAGATGACGCAGGCACTCGGCAATCTTTCCAACAGGTCTGGTGGAGCAATTTCTGGGTTAAATACCAGCATCAGTAGTCTTTCCGGTTCTTTCCTTGGATTTAAGGCATCCACAGGGAAAGCATTGATCGGACTCAAGTCATTCACAAGACAGATTTTGTCCTCTATGGGGATTTATCTTGGTCTGTACGGAGCGATCAGGGGAATAAAAAATGCAATCGACATATCATCCGCATTAACAGAGGTTCAGAACGTTGTTGATGTTACTTTTGGGGACATGTCAAAGAAAGTCAATGAATTTGCACAGGACTCTATACGTCAGTTCGGTATGTCAGAACTGACACTGAAACAGACGGCAAGCCGATTCCAAGCAATGGGAACAGCCATGGGAATTGACAGCAATTTGATAAAGAAAGCCAATGAGTTCTTGAACAAACAGACAGATGGCTATATTGGTCTGTCTGATTCCATGGCTGATGTGTCTTTAAATTTAACAAAATTAACTGCTGATATGGCTTCTTTGTATGACGTAGATCAGGATGTTGTGTCGCAGGATTTAGCTGCAATATTTACCGGACAGACACGTCCATTAAGAGATTACGGTCTTGATCTTACACAGGCAACCCTTAAAGAGTGGGCGATGAAACAGGGATTAGATTCTGATATTGCGTCTATGTCTCAGGCTGAAAAGACAATGCTCCGGTATCAGTATGTCCTTGCCAATACGCAGACAGCGCAGGGAGACTTTGCGCGTACTGCTGATTCATGGGCGAACCAGATCAGAATTTTAAAACAGTCATTTGAACAGCTTGGCAGTGTTATTGGTGGGGCATTAATCAATGCTTTTAAACCATTCGTAAAAGCACTCAATTCCGTTTTACTGGTTGTTATCAGCTTTGTTACAAAGGTTACAAACGCTTTAGGCGCAATCTTCGGATGGAAATATGAGGATTCCGGTGCAGGTCTTGCAGATAGTTTTTCAGATGCGGCAGAGAGCGCAGGCGATGTTGCGGACAGCACAGGACAGGCGGCAAAGAACATTGACAAGATGAATAAGGGTGTCCGTCAGTTTGATGAATTGAAACTGATTACAACAAATGATGGTTCTGGCAAAAAAGGTTCGGGCGGTTCCGGCGGCGGTGGCACATCAGGCGGTGCCAGTGGCGGTAAACTTGTCAAGACAGATACTATTTTTAAAAATTACGAAAGTGATATTAAAAATCTGAAACAACTTGGAAAATACATCAGTGATGCCTTATCAAAAGCTATGGAGTCTATCAACTGGGATAAGATTTATTCCAAGGCAAGAAACTTCGGCAAAGGCTTGGCAGATTTCCTCAATGGTCTTATCAATCCGAGATTGTTTGGAAATGTAGGAAAAACGATTGCCGGGGCACTGAATACGGCGATTTATGCCACACTTTCCTTTGGTCAGACATTTGACTGGTCAAACCTTGGAAAATCACTGGCAGAGGGAATAAATAAATTCTTCAAAACATTTGATTTTAAAGCACTTGCAGAAGATATAAATACTTGGGTACAGGGAGTTTACAAGACAATTAAGACCATGATTGAAAATATCAAGTGGTCTGATGTTTGGAAAGGCGTAAAAGATTTTCTTTCAAACATTGATATTGAGACAGTTGAAATTCTTCTCGGAGCGTTTGCTCTGAAACTTGCAGGCAAACTGTTAACAGGGAAACTTCTCAAGGAGACTATTGGGAAATTAATAGGAGCGAAATTCACAGCCGCTTTTGGTTCAACGGCGGTAAAATCATTGCTCTCTTATGCAATTCCTATTTCACTTGCTGTAGTAGTGGCAACGTTATCTTTTACGGTTGGAAAAGATAGCATAAAAAAAGATGTTAATAATTTAAAAAAAGCGTATGAAAAAGGCGGTTTTCTGCAATATCTTCAGGAAAGTTTTAAACAACTTCTTAATCCATTTGAATGGATTAATGCATATGGCGGTGGAGTTTTGAGCCATGATACTGTGATGGACAAATTAGGCATTGGAAATGGAATGAATGTTGATGAATTTGTCAAAAATCTGCCTAAAAAGGAAGATTACAAATCATTAGATGATTTCCAAAAAGCATTAAATGAGTTCAATGATAATATGCCTAATAAATTAAATGTACCTGACAGCTTTGATCTAAAGGCGTGGATAGATGAATGGAAGAATATAAACGGATTAGATGATGTAGATTTACGAGCAGATGTTGTTCTTCCAAATTTACAAGAGAAGATTTCCGAGTTCAAAGACAATGTCAAAGAATGGTGGGGATTGAATGTAGAACTTCCAGTTCATAACAAATTGACAACTACTCAAAATGATATTTCTTTATGGTGGGAAAATGTAAAGGAATATTGGGGAGAAAAAAAGCTTTCAATACAGACAGAAATAGGAGAAATAAAAGGTAAAATAGAAGAAAAGTGGAATGAAGCCTTAACTTACATTCAGGAGAATATTTTCCCGTGGTTCACAAAAGAAAAGTGGATGGAAGTAGGAAATGGAATAAAAGAGGGATTATCTGCTAAATGGGATGAGTTTTCCGATTGGTGGCAAAAGACAGGAATATATAACTGGTGGGAAAATCATGTAAAACCTTGGTTTACAAAAGAAAAATGGGATGAACAGGGAGACGGAATGAAAAAAGGTCTTTCTGAAAAATGGGACGAATTTAGTAACTGGTGGAGTACATCTGGAATTGGTTCTTGGTGGACAAATCATGTCGCACCGTATTTTACGAAAGACAAATGGACATTCAGTGGCATTTCTGACGGATTGAAGCAGGCATTTGATAATGCTGTTGCAGGAATTAAGCAGGTATGGAATAATTTTGCAACGTGGCTTAATTCAAAACTGTCTTTTTCATGGGATTCTGTAAATATTGGTGGAAAAGAAATAATTCAAGCTGGCAATATTAACCTCGGGAAAATACCAACATTTGCAACCGGAGGCTTCCCGGAAGATGGTTTATTTTTTGCAAATCACGGAGAAATGGTCGGGCAGTTTAGCAATGGAAATACAGCGGTTGCGAATAACAGCCAAATCGTAGAAGGAATTAAAGCAGGAGTAAAAAGCGCAGTATCAGAAGCATTGACACCATATCTGTCACAAATCGCACAGAATACAAGTGAAAACAGCGGAATTAAAGTTGAATTAGACGGCAAGGTAATATATGACAGTACAGTTAAGCAATGGAAGAGTGAAGCAAGAAGAACACAGAGAAATCCAGTTCCAATATTTTAATGACAAATACCGCCACTTGTGCTAGAATTATTTTATTACAAGTGGTGGGAGGAAAAGCTATGAATGAAAAAAGTGAAACAAAATTATGCAAATACTGTCAGACGGAGATTCCAGCTAAAGCAAAAATTTGCCCTAATTGCAAAAAAAAGCAGGGTGGGGCAACAAAGTGGTTTGTTGCGGTGGTTATAGTTATAATCCTGTTGATTGCCACATTTGGCGGAAACGGAGAAAACAACGATGCAGTTGCTGATTCTACCGAGCAAAATAAAAAAGTTTCTTCTATTAGTACGGTAGATAACAAGGAAGCGACAAGAGAAGAAGTTTCTGATTCTGATTTTTTGGTAAAAGAGTATCTGTACGAAAACACAATAGGAGACACATTAGATTTTTTGATTGTAACAAATAATTCAAACACGAATGTCGCAATTTCTGGGAACGCTATAGCCAAAGATTCAAGTGGGAATTCAATAGGAGCCGCCGACATGAGCATTGATGTATTGGGAGCAGGGGAAACATCTATTGGCGTTTTCTATTTTGATAGTGTGTCCGGAATTGACAAGGTGGATTACACATTAGATTATGACGAAAACCCATATTATAAACCGGTTGTAAATGATTTATCCGTTGAACAGACATTTAATGATGAAAACGTTACTGTATCCGTGACCAATAACAGCACAAATCCGGCGCTTTTTGTAAGCGCGTATGCAATATTTTTTGACAGTAGCAATAATGTGGTAAATTACAACAGCACATATATTACAGATTCAGACAGTGAGATTAAACCAGGGAAAACTATTTCGGGGCAGCTTGATTGTTATGGAAAATACGATTATGCAGAGGTATATTTTACTGGAAGAGCAGATAAATAGAATAATAAACTAAAGGAGAAGAATGTATGTACGACAAAGAAAAAGGGATTTATCCATCTGGAGGATATCTTGTTGGTAGAGATTTACCATTGGGCGGTTATGTTTTTACTGCAAAAAACGGTCAAAAAGGTTGCGTTACTCTTTACAAAAGCTATAAAGATTTTAAAGAAGAGGAAATGGAATTAACCTATGAATACTTTGAAGAAGATTATCATTTATCGCTAATGGAAGATGGTAATTACTTATTGGTGGAAAATGCAACAATACAGAAAATATAAGAGGAAGCGCAGAGATGCGCTTCTTTTTTGATTTATTTAGCACCTATCATACACGGTAGGTGCTATTTTTGTACCCATTTTTAGGAGAATAGCCATGAAAAAATATAAACCAATAGACTGGGGTAAGTGCTCGGAAAACCGGACACCAATAGGAAATCCGAATAATTGCTTTGTGGCGGATATTCTGCCGGACGGAAAAACGGAAATCTTATTTTTAAGTGATGATAACGGTGTTCATATTTGTAAATCTGAAAAAACAACTTGATTGGAGGTGTTCGCATGGCGTACAGCGGATGGCTGTTAAAGATTGGCAATTACATAGTGCCGATGTCGTTTATGAAAGCAGAAACATACAGTCCATATGTCAACATGCAGGATTTGGACGATTATACAGACGCCAACGGCTATCTGCATAGAAATGCCGTGGAGTTAAAGGCGTTAAAGGTCGAATTTGAAACCCCAGCTATGCTGACAAATAAGACTTTCAATGAGGTTTTAAACAATATTAGAAGCCAGTTCACAAATGCGACAGGGAGAGCCTGCTATATCACAGCGTATATCCCGGAATATGACGATTATGTGACACAGTACGGTTATATGGCAGATTTTCAGCCTACGATATACGGAACATATGATGGAATAATTCGTTACAATTCAGTTCGGCTTGCTTTCATAGGGGGTGTGTATGGTGGTTAATTATAAATATGGCGACTTGTTCAAAAAAGATACGGTCGATAAGCAATTATCCATCGTATCTGATGATGGAAAAATCAATATCACAAATACAGAGCTACACCAAGAAAAATTCGAATTGACAGAAAGTTTGTGTTCGGAACAGGAATTGACGTTTGGATCATGCGAAGCCGCCATGATTAAATTCACGGTGTCAAATACATTTTTGCCAATGAAGGGCAGATGGATGACAGTAAGGATGTCTCTTGGTGGACATACAGATGTTCCATTTCAGTTCGGGAGATATAAGGTTGATTCTGATACGCCTACGGCAGACAGGACGTGCCGTGATGTTGTCGCATATGATGCTCTTTATGACATTTTAAATGCAGATGTGGCAGCATGGTATAACACTGTCTTTCCATCCCATAAAGAGCAGCAGAAAGATAAAGATGGAAAAACTACGACTGTTACAGTTTATGATCCGGTCACAATGAAGCAATTCCGGGACAGTTTTTTTAATCACTTCGGGATTGAGCAGGCTGATATTATACTGGTTAATGACGGCATGTCTATTGAAAAAACAGTTGCAGTCACGGCATCCAGCGAGACAAGTTCTGATACAGAGGAATCGAGCACCATAGGCGAATCTATGAGCGGCAAGGAAGTGTTGTCCTGTATTTGTGAGATCAATGGCTGTATGGGGCACATGGGGCGCGACGGGAAGTTTCATTATATATATCTGGAGCAGAATATACAGGGACTTTATCCGAGAAACGATCTTTATCCGGCAGATGATTTGTTTCCAAGAGATCCGAAAAGCAACCGTATCGGGAAGGATTTATATATAACGGCTGAGTATGAAGATTTTCTTGTTAAAACGATCAATAAGTTACAGATCCGGGAGCAGAAGAATGATATCGGCGTGATCGTGGGTACTGGAGACAATGCTTATGTGATCGAGGATAATTTTCTTGTATATGGCAAAGGCACAAAAGAACTGAAAGGCATTGCAAAAAATATCCTTTCCAAGATCAGAGGGATTGTTTACCGCCCGTTTACAGCGGACTGCAAAGGAAATCCGTGTCTTGAGGTCGGGGATGCAGTGCGGCTGCCGACCAGATATGAACTGATTGAGTCCTATATTCTGAAAAGAACCCTGAAAGGTATACAGGCTTTGCGTGATGATTTGGAAGCGGATGGGGAAGAGTACCGGACAAACGGGGCGAACGGAATACAGAAAAGTATTTTAAAGCTCAAAGGCAAGAGCAATGTGTTGGAGCGAACCATTGAAAAGACACAGAGCACGATAACTGATGTTGAGAAGGGATTGCAGTCACAGATCACGCAGACCGCAACCGAAATTCGCACAGAAGTTAAAAATACAACGTATGGTTTATCATCGAGAATCACGCAAAATGCGGACAGCATTACAGCAGAAGTAAAAAGAGCACAGGGACAGGAAGTTGAACTTGCAGCAGCTATTAAAATTAATGAGGACAAGATTACAGCGGAGGTTAGCAGGGCAAGTGAAACAGAGGGTAAGTTATCCAGTAAAATAGAAATAACTGCAACACAGATACGTTCAGAAGTGAGCTCTTCACTCAATACATGGGATTGGGATGAAAGTAAATTTGATATTATTTATTTTGGACATGGAGATCAGGGAAAGGGGTATGAACCGAGTAGTTATATCGAGAATAAATGTTATCTGAATTTAGACAACGGAACGATTTGGAGATGTGAGAAAACAAGTTCCAGCTCTTCAACATATATGTGGAAGTATCATGCTAATGCCAAATTGATAGCAAATAACATAACAAGTGCTTTTAAGCAGACTTCAAAAGAAATCAGCACGAAAGTGCAGAAAGATAATGTTATATCATCCATTAATCAGACTGCAGAATCTATAAAGATCAGTGCAAAAAAATTAAACCTTGACGGAAACACAAAAATTACAGGTGGAACGATTCATATTGAAACAACGGAATCTGTTGACAATATTATTCAGTTAAAACGTTCGGGCACACTTGTAAAAATGGGAAATGACGGTATGAGTGCGGTAGCAGACACCAGATCGGCAATCTTTCAGTATTCTAATATTACAGTGCAGGATACTTCAACTAATACTATTGCACAAATGCTATCAACTGGGAAAGGGATATCTTCTTATGGTTGGGAATCTTATTCCGACCGCCGGCTTAAGCATGGTATAGAGTCATTGGACAGGGAAAAGAGTTCTGCATTTATATTATCCTTACGCCCGTGCAGGTTTATTTACAATTATGATTCTCTTGGGCATTATCGGCATGGGTTAATAGCGCAAGAGGTTTTGGAATCTGTTGGAGATGAAGATTGGGCAGTTTGCTCCGAGAATCCTGACCAGGATGGTAACACGTATTATGCGCTAGATAAATCAGAATTAATAGCTGATCTGATAGCCACTGTGCAGTTGCAATATGAAGAAATAAAAGAATTGAAAGAAACGGTAGGTATTCTATGATAAATGCAAAAATTCGTGAATTTGAAAACGACATTATAAATTATGTAAATTTGTGCGGGGATGTCCCAATCGAAGCTAAGTACCTGGTGTTTAAGGACATTCTATATCAGATCAAGGAAGAGGCAAACAGGCAGGTTACAGCAGAACAGGAACAAATGAAGCTTGGTTCGGAAAAGGAGAGTGAGGAACATGAATAAAGCGCATATTGATATTAATTGGGAGAATTACCCGAGTGATGAAACACCGGTCAATGAAAGAAACCTCAATAAAATGGATGGCTCGATTGATATCATTGATGATCGTGTAATCACTCTCGATACCACAAAAGCAACCAAGGCGGAAGTGGCAACCCTTGTTGCGGATGTGACGTTCGAGGAGTCGACGGGAATTATTACAATCACGAAAAAGAACGGATCCAAGATTACAATCGACACGCAGATGGAGAAGATCGCGATTAACTTCGATTATAACCCGACTACACAGCAGATTATTTTGACTCTGATCGATGGCACGAAGCAGTACATAGACCTGTCGGCACTGATTACACAGTATGAGTTCCTTGATTCTGATACGGTAGCTTTTTACATTGATAAGGATGGAAAAGTGTCTGCCATCGTCAAAGAGGGCAGTATCGAGGAAAAGCATTTAGAGCCTAATTATCTGGCAAAAATCAAGGTGGAAGTGGCAAAGGCAGAGTCAAGCCAGCAGGCAGCGGCAAAGTCCGAAGCCAACGCCAAAGCAAGTGAGAATGCTGCAAAAGCCAGTGAAACAGCGGCAAAAACATCCGAAACCAATGCCAAAGCGTCAGAGACAGCGGCAGCGAAGTCAGCTACGGCGGCAGAGGCATCCGAAAGCAACGCAAAAGTCAGTGAGACATCCGCCAGTGAATCATCCGCCACAGCCACGGAGAAAGCATCATCCGCCAGTCAGTCAGCTGATACAGCAGCCGAAAAAGCAGATATTGCAACTCAAAAGGCTGCGGAGATCATCGGTAAGGCGGAATCTGCAGAAGAAAGTGCAACCAAGGCACAGAGTTATGCTGTTGGTGGTACAGGAAGCAGAGAGGGCGAGGATTCTGACAATGCCAAGTATTACTATCAGCAGGCAAAAGATGTATCAGAAGGACTTAAAGGTGGATTGCAGCCACACGGAACAGTTGCATTTGCAGATCTTCCGGCACTTGCGGATGTTAGCACAGGGTGGATGTTCAATATTTCAGACGAATTTACAACCACGGATGATTTTAAAGAGGGAGCCGGGAATGTAATTCCGGCAGGTGCCAATATTTATAAAACATCAGATGAAAAGTGGGACGTGCTGGCCGGAACTCCAGTTACCGGAATCAAAGGTGTAAATGAAGATTCTTTCCGTCGTGGAAATGTAGTGCTTACGGCAAAAGATGTTGGCGCAGTGTCAACCGGGGGAGATACAGCAGAGAATACCACAGCATTTACAGCAGCATCCGCAAGAGAAAATCTCAAAAGCGGAGAAAAGCATAGTATTTTGTTCGGGAAAATCGCAAAGTGGTTTGCAGATCTGAAAGCAGTTGCTTTTAGCGGCAGTTATAATGATTTGAGCAATAAACCAACTATACCAACTGTAATCAATAATAACACAACAACTGTAGCAGGGTATGCACTTGATGCAAGGCAGGCAAATCCGAATGTATCAGGGAGCATGGCGGCTCAGATGAAGAGTAATTATGAACCCAAATTACAAATAGTCAGTGCCGCAAGCACTGCCGCTGAGTTAGGAGCAGGAGCAACCAGAACAGATACAATTATTATTACAATTCCAACAGGCTATTCATTTACGGGATTTGTAATTTGCGATTATAATAACAATTCCGGAAAAACTTTAACCACTATTCAAACTGTAACAGTATCAGGTTCAAATGTAACTGTATTAGTACTGTTATATAATACGTCGTCCGGGAAAAGTAATACACTTGCCAGAGTAAAAGCACTTATGGTCAAGAATATTTAGTAAAAGGAAGAAATATGTTATGAAATTAAAAACAACAAAAAATACTTTAACAATTAATAACATCAATTATGTTGATGGAAAACTGAATGTCGAATTTACAGGCAACCAAACCTGTGAGGAGCTGCAGGACGCTTTTTCGGATAAGGAAGAACTTGCAGTGTTAAAAATTTACACTGACGAGGATGCGTTGACATCAGTTATTCCTGGATATGTAGTCTTAGAGCAGATTATTTTACAGAAAGACATAAAAACGGTTGTACTGGCGAAAGAAGCAGATGATACCGAACAGCGAATAACGGCTGTATCGGAGAATCTGGCTGAAAACGCTGCACAAACAGCAGAAAATACAGACAGCATTGATAAACAGAGAGCAGATATTGATTACATGGCAATGCAGATGGAGGTGAGCCTGGATGAGTAAGAAATATGAAAAAGTAAAAAATTACTATGACAAAGGACTGTGGAATGAGAACCGTGTACATAATGCTGTAGGTAAATGGATCACGTCGGAGGAATATGAGCAGATCACAGGGAAAGTATACACAGAAGATGTGGATGCCTGATGAGACAGACAGAAAACTATGAATTTAATATTCTGGAAGAAAATGAGTTCTACGATGCGGAACTGGAAAATGAAAATTGAAGAAAGTTAGATGCTGCGCTTAAGGAGATCAGCGATAAGCTATGCAGTAAAGACAACTGAATAATCCAAAGCGCCTAAGAGCCGATTACATGACCGTGTGTTGTGTAGCCGGCTCTTTTAAATAACAAGCCTACGGGCGGAAAGGGAAATTATGCGCTTAAAATTCATCACAGATAACTGGCAGATGCATAATTTTCAACCAGTAATTAATTTTTTAACAAAATTTAAACTAATCAATCGACATTATGTGACAATAAGAAATTTACCTGTCGAAACTTGCGACCGAAAGAAATTGAATGTTTGCGGGAAAATTTGTAAAATAAAATTGTCCGATAAGGGCACTTCAAGTTCTGGCTGAGGGGCGGGATAAGGCGTTTTCTTGTCCCTCAACTACAAACGAGTTTGTAATTTGTAGCAATTTGTCAAATGGGGTTGACGATATCGAACATAAGTTCTATAATCTGTTTATCGCTATCGGAAGTGCGGAATGATTGGAGGAAATCAATATGGGGGAAAATGAGGTTGAGAATGAAAACGTAAACGAATTTTACAAGGAAAAAATTTATGAATTGGTCGCTCATTGCGATAATAAGAGGTGGCTTAGAGCTATCTTAACGTTTATAAAAGAACTATTAAAGTAAAAGAAAGCCAAGGGTTTGCGCATTGCCCTTGGCTTTTCTTTACTTCTGACTTGTGATTGAATCAATGAATTTTTCCAATGCATTCCATCCGGTATCATCCATTTTCGATAACGCCACGATCAAACGTTTTTTAAAATCTGAATCTTCACATTTAAGTACGTCTGCGAGCATCTTTGAAATCTGCTCGTCTTTGGTTTCTGGGATAAACATTTCGCCGTTTCCAGTTCGTAACCAATCTTCATTGACATTTTCATTTCGTAACATGATTATATGTTGTTCTGTTACGTTTCTGCGTCCTGATTCAATATCAGAGACACCAGACTTGGTTATTCCGAGAATCTTTCCAAATTCTTCTTGGCTTTTTCCCATAGCCTTGCGAAGTTCTTTCATTCGCTCATTCATAATCTCACCTCTCTTTCTACATAGAACTATACCATACGCAAACAGAATTGTAAATAGAAAAAGTTCGCAAACGGAACAAAAACATGTTGACACAGTTCTGAAAGCGTGATATATTATACGCATACCGAACAAAAACAACATTAAAAGTTCGGCAGAAAGGAGTGATACGGTGAGCGAACAGGAAAAGAAAGTTGTTGAAAAACTCAAAGAAGCCATTCCAAAAATGAACGACTTTCAGAAAGGCTACGTTCTTGGCATGGTTGAGGGTTCAGCAAGCGTTTCAAAAAATCAGCCAGTAGAAGAGACTGGGAACTCAAAAACAGAAGAATAGAAAACAAGATATTGATAGTTGAGAAAGATGTCGAAACTTGCAGATTAAATGTGTTTGTAACACAGGAAATCAGTTGATACAATTAATATGCGACGGCGGCAGGAAATGAGTTACATTATTGCTTTATTTTCCGCATCATCTTTAGTATTTTATTTAATCTCTTTTGTACTTTTTTAATTCCTTTGTATAGGTCGATTGTCATGGATGTTACGGTTAGAATTATGAAGAAGTCGTAACCGGTAACACGCCATGCCAATAATGAGATAAGTATACTAACGATTTTCATGATAACAGTTCCTTTCATGATGGCCGCCGCCGTACATTAATTGTATCAACAAAGCAGAATAGAGACAACCAGTATTTTCCAACTATCAAGCGGTAGTTGGATTTTTTATTGCAAAAAATCCGGAAAGGAGCCAAATGAACGAAGTAGAAACAGGCAAAATGCAGACACCAATCGAAATTGCACTTGGCATTGACGAAAACGGAATGACTACAGCAAAGAAGTTGTATGAGTTCTTGGAAATGGACAGCCGCAACTATTCCAGATGGTGCAAAAGCAATATCACCGAAAACGAATTTGCCGAGGAAAACGTTGATTATTGGGCATTCGTCATTAATGAAGAATGGGGTGGGCAAGCTACAACAGATTACAAACTCACAGCTCATTTTGCAAAGAAACTTTCTATGAAAGGAAATGGAGCGAAAGCAGAAGAAGCACGAGATTATTTCACAACCTTGGAAGAACGTGTGAAACAAAAGGTAATCGACCTCAATCAGTTATCACCAGAGTTGCAGATGTTCCAGAAGATTTTCAATTCTGTAGCAGAACAGCAGTTAGAACAGAAACGGCAGGCAGAGCAGTTAAACCATGTGGAACAAAGAGTTGAGAGCATCCGAGAAGTGGTTGCACTCGATACAACATCATGGCGTGACGATACTGGGAATATTTTAAGAAAAATCAGCATGGAACTTGGTGGCGGACAGGCATACAGCCAAGTAAGAGCCGAAAGCTACGAACTGTTGTCAAAGCGGATGGGTGTAAATCTGAAACAGAGACTTACGAATAAGCGCAGGAGAATGGCTGATGAAGGTATCTGTAAATCGACCAGAGACAAATTATCCTATGTGGATATTATCGCAGAGGACAAGAAGCTGATCGAGGGATATACAGCTATTGTAAAGGAAATGGCAATCAGATACGGAGTTGGAAAGGATTAACAGGAGGTATTCATGGATAGACAGATGAACATTGCATTAAGAAAGACATTAGATCAGATCGGCGTAAAACATAGCCTTAAGGGTTACGGTTACATAATCAGTGCGGTTGAGAAATGTCTTGAAAACAGAAGTAAACTTATCAACGTTATTAAAGGACTCTATACTGAAATCGCAGAAGAAAACGGCGATACAGTCTGGAGAGTAGAAAGATCAATCCGGCACGCGATAGAAGTTACTTGGACAAATGGCAATACAAATGCAATCAACAAAATTTTTGGCTATACGGTTTCAGTGGAAAAAGGAAAGCCGACAAATTCAGAGTTTATCGCATTAATAACAGATTTTGTTTCCTTGTATGGTGACGAGATTGCCAATGGTTCCTATAAGTGGTAGGAGTAAGGTGTCTATGAAGAAGTTTGCAAAGGTAATTGAAATGATCGGCACCGTTGTTTTTCTGTTTTGCATCTGCATTGATGCAACGGAGTATCCGGTCACTGCTATACCTGTATTGATTGGATTACTTCTTATTTATATAGGAACAAAAATAGATGGGGAGTGGCAGGAGTATACAGAAGAGATTGTAGATTACGATTACAGAAGTGAGTCTGATGACGATGACGGTATTACCTATATCACATTTGACACTGATTACAGCAAAGAAAAGGAATCATCCGAACCGACCAAAGCTGAATGATTCCAGTTCAAGCAATAGCATAAGCTATTTGCGCCTATTTTAGCACAAGAAAAGGAGAAATTCAAATATGAGAGCAGAAAACAATAAAGTGGAACTTACAGGAACGATTATCACAGAGCCGGAATTTAACCATGAGGTGTTTGGAGAGGGATTTTATAATATGTACCTCAAAGTGGATAGATTAAGTGGAACGGCTGATATTATCCCATTAATTATTTCAGAGAGATTAATCAATCTGAATGATAAATACACGGGCACTGCCGTTAATGTTTCCGGTGTGTATCGTTCTTATAACAAACACGAGGAAAAGAGAAATCGTCTGTTATTATATGTATTCGTCTGTGAAATTGAAAAAGCGAATCCGGGAGAACATACAGATTTGAACAAAATCCAGCTTGACGGATATGTATGCAAAGAACCGATTTACAGGAAAACTCCGCTTGGAAGAGAAATTGCAGATTTATTAATTGCAGTCAACCGCTCCTATGGAAAAACAGATTATATTCCATGTGTTGTTTGGGGCAGAAATGCAAGATTTGTTGGTCAACTGGAAGTAGGAACCTATATCGAGATCAATGGACGCATTCAGAGCCGCGGATATATTAAGAAATATGAAGATGGAACAGAAGAACAGAGAACAGCATACGAGGTGTCTGTAAGCAAAATCAATGTATTAGAGGAGGAAAATTAAGATGGCAGAAAATACCGTTACAATTTCCGTTGAAGAATATGCAGATCTGGTTGCATGCAGGACGAAAGTTCATACAGCATGTGACATTATTGCAAATGAGCACCAAAGAGACATTGAGCTGATGGGAAAAAAAGGAACAACTATTGATTCAAAAATTATAGAGTCAGCTCTTGGATATGTTGACGATGAAGCATGCTTTGAAGAGGCACTTAAAAAATATAAAGAGTGGAAGGGGAAAGAAAATGAAACTGAAAATTAGATCGTTACATATGGAGAATTTCAAGGGAATTAAGAGCCTTGATGTGAATTTCTCTAATAAGACAAGTATTAAAGGGCAGAATGCAGCAGGAAAGACAACTATCTTTGATGCGTTTACATGGCTTCTGTTTAATAAGAACAGTGCTGGAGAGGAAAAGTTCAATGTTCGACCACTGGATAAGGACGGAAAGCGCATTGATAACGTAGAAATTAAGGTTGTAGCCGTTCTGGATGTGGACGGCAAGGAAGTAGAACTTTCCAAAGTGCAGAAGCAGAACTGGGTTAAGAAGCGGGGAACAGACACCGTGACTTTACAGGGCAATGTCAATTCATTTGAGATTGACGGTTATCCAAAGAGTGAAGCTGATTTCAAAGCTTATGTTTCCGGTCTTGCGCAGAGCGAGGATATGTTTAAGCTGTTGACCAATCCGCAGTATTTTTCTTCTCTGAAATGGAAAGATCAGCGAGATATTCTGATGAAACTTGTTGCAGAGGTTTCCGATGTGGAACTGGCACAGACCGATGCCAAGTATGCACCGCTGATTGATGAATTGGAGAAAGCGCCATCTACAGATGATATTCGCGCCAAGTTTTCCAAAGCGTTATCCGAATGGAAGAAGAAACAGGCTGAAATTCCGGTGCGTATTGATGAAGCAGAAAAATCTAAGATTGATGTGGATGTGGCAGAGCAGGAGCTTGCCAAGGCTGATCTGACAAGAAGAATCGCTGAATGTGATAAGAAGATTGAGAATGCCGGTAGCACGTTAGGCGATTTGAGAAGCAAGGAAATGCAGTTGCAATTTGATATGTCCGGCATCGCGCAGACGATGAACCGTGAGTTATCCAATCGGAGAAGCAATATTGATGCTGATTTATGCGGTTGCAAGAATGAGATGGATCATTTCAAAGCAACAATCTCTTTAAAAGAGAAGCAGATTGCGGACAATGCAAAGGCTATTGCTGACGCAGATGCCGAACGGAAGAAGTTGGGTGAACAGTATAATTCCGAGAAAGCCAAGGTATTTGATGAAACCCCGTATCTCTTTGATGAATCCAAGTGGATATTCGATGAATCTACAACGGTTTGTTCCTTATGTGGTCAGAAGTTGCCAGCTGATAAGATTGAGCAGTTGAAGACTGATTTTGAAGAAAGAAAGACAAAAGCCAAGGCAGATGCAAAGCGGAAACTAAATGATTCAAAAAGTGACTTTATTACCAGGAAAGAATCCAACTTGGAAGAAATTAAGGCATATGGGTTTGCGAAGAAAAATCTTATCGAGGAACTGACAAAGAAAAATGCTGATCTGCAAATGGAAATAGATTCCTTAAAGAAACAGGAGCAGGGGACTTTTACGAATAAAGAGGAACTTTGCAAACTGTTATCCGAGATCCCAGAAGAAGCTGACTATTCGCAGAATGAGGAATATGCGAAGTTAAAAGCAAGACATAATGAAGTACTGGCAGAGATTAAAAAGCTTGAATCAGACGGAGCGGATCAGATTGTTACTGATTTAAAAGCCGAGAAAGCCGATCTGCAGAGCCAGCTTGACGAGGTGAACAAGGTTATTGCGCAGGCGGCTAACAATGTTGCGATTGATGATCGTATCGAAACGCTCCGTGATGAACAGAAAGAAATTGGGCAGAAAGTTGCAGATCAGGAACAGATGCTTTACCTCTTGGAAGAGTTCATTCGTTTCAAGCTGAATAAGGTTTCTGAATCCATCAACAGTCATTTCAAGACGGTTAATTTCAAACTTTTTGAAATGCAGTTAAATGGCGGCATGAAAGATTGCTGCGAGTGTACTGTAAATGGTGTACCATATTCGACTTTGAATAGTGGTCACAGAATCGTAGCCGGACTTGATATTATCCGTTCTCTTAGCGAGTTATACGGTGTGAGCGTACCGATTTTCGTAGATAACGCCGAATCGCTGAATGAGTTCAATGTGCCGGATATGGATGCACAGTTAATCCTTTTGAGCGTTTCAGAGGACAAGCAGTTGAAAGTGGAGGGTGTTTAAATGGGAGAAGTTATCAAATCTTACAAAGGATTTAACAAAAATATGACTTGTCGTGGCTTTCAGTACGAAGAGGGAAAAGAGTATGAGGAAGAAAGCGTAGAAGTTTGCGATCATGGATTTCACGCTTGCGAGTATCCGCTTGATTGCTTGAATTATTATTATCCAAATGAAAGCGTATACCACGAGGTAGAGCAGAGCGGAGAAATCCAGAAACATAATGATGATACTAAGGTAGCATCTACAAAAATTAAGATCGGAGCAGAAATTAGCATTGCGGGTCTTGTTAAAGCTGCAATCGAATATACAGTAAAACGTGTAAAAAAGGACGCTGAAAGCGATGAAAAGCATGGAGCATCCTCGGCAACCGGAGACTATGGAGCATCCTCGGCAACCGGCACCTGTGGAGCATCCTCGGCAACCGGAGACAAGGGAGCATCCTCGGCAACCGGAGACTATGGAGCATCCTCGGCAACCGGCACCTGTGGAGCATCCTCGGCAACCGGCACCTGTGGAGCATCCTCGGCAACAGGATACAAGGGAGCATCCTCGGCAACCGGAGACTATGGAGCATCCTCGGCAACCGGATACTATGGAGCATCCTCGGCAACCGGATACAAGGGAGCATCCTCGGCAACCGGATACAAGGGAGCATCCTCGGCAACCGGCACCTGTGGAGCATCCTCGGCAACCGGATACTGTGGAGCATCCTCGGCAGAAGACAAGGATGCAGTAGCTGTTGCTTGGGGCTACAAATCAAAAGCCCAGGGCGTTCTTGGGTCATTTCTTGTTTTTGCAGACTGGGAATACACTGGCTCAGAAGATAAACCGGAATATGACAGAGATAACCAGAGTGCATGGGTTCTTAACGGTGCAAAGATGGTGCAGGTTGATGGGGAAAATATCAAGCCGGATACTTGGTATACGATTGAAAATGGAGAGATTGCGGAGGTATCAGAATGAATTACATAAAAGCAAAATATCCAAACCAGAGCCGGTCATATATATTTGCTACATCAGACGATGTAAAAGCCGGTGACACGGTTGTAAATGCCAAAGGCGCAAAGCTGACAGTTACGGATGAAATCGTGGATATGAAGTGGGTAGAGACTTACGGTGCTGATAAGGTGGCGGTTGTGAAGAAATATGAGGAAAGCGAGGAAAAGCAGTGAAACTTTATTTTTATGGACTTAATTCGGACGGAATCTCCGTCACAGAAGTGGAAGTGATTGAAAAACCAAAGACATATTATCCAGTTGATAAGAAAAGAGGTTTTCCAAATTGCATGAGCTTTGTTAGAAAAGAGGACGAAGGGAAAATTACTGGCTATTATGAAAATATTTTCCTTACAAAGCCGAATTACGATTATGCAAAAGAAAAGTTTAGAGAAGTCGCAGAAAAGGAACTTGAATCGGCAAAAGAAAAGTTTGAAATAGCAGAAAACAAATTAAAAATCATCATGGAAAGCGAGGAAAAATAGTTATGGCAGAAACAAAAAAACAGGAAGTAGCAGTAGCAGAGGAAAAGAAAGAGGTTGCGCACAGCAACAAAGTTACAGATTACAGTCTTGGAATTTTCGGAACATCAGATAATTTCATCATGGCAATGCAGATGGCAAAGGCACTGGCAAGTTCAACAATCGTTCCGCAGACATTCCAGAAGAACGAGGCGAACTGTCTGATTGCCATTGAACAGGCACAGCGGTTAAGAGTTAGTCCACTTATGGTCATGCAGAATCTGTATGTTATTCAGGGCAGACCGAGTTGGAGCAGTAAATTTCTGATTGCCGCAATCAATAATTCCGAAAAATTTGATATGGAATTGCAGTTTGACGAAGCAAAGGACAAGAACGGCAAGCCATTCTCATGCACGGCTTGGACTATGAAAAATGGTCGCAGGGTTGAGGGCATGGAAGTAAATATGGATATGGCGAAAGATGAGGGTTGGCTTGGCAAGAACGGTAGCAAATGGAAAACCATGCCGCAGTTAATGCTTCGGTATCGCGCCGCATCTTTCTTCTCCAGTCTGAATTGCCCGGAGCTGACAATGGGATTATATACGAAAGAGGAAATGCAGGACAACGATTTCAAGGAATATCCGATGGAAGATTTGCAGGAACAGGTCAAGCGTGATATTTCCGAAAATGCCAATTCAGAGCCATTTGTTGTAGCTGAATCCGAAGCTATTGAGACCGGGAGCGAAGTAGTTGAACCAGAGCCGGAGAAAGTAGCCGGAGAAGTCGTTGAGAATGACGAGAACGTACCGGACTTTATGAAAGATTAGGAGGTTGCCATGAGAGTTATATCACAGGACGGCACATTGGATTTTCCGTACGAAAATAGCATTGTTTTTATTGATACAAGGGCGAAAGAAGCAACATTTGTCCGGATGCAGGCAATCGGAGACAATGAGACTTCAATAACAGCTAAATATTCCACGAAAGAAAAGGCAAAGAAAGCCATGGAAATGCTTAGAGAAGAATATCAAAAATATGCAAGCCAGAATTACATGAAAGTATTTCAGTTCCCGGCAGAGGAAGAATTGGAGTAGCCTATGGAAGTTATATCAGTCTTAGAATCCGTGCAGAAAGGCATGAAAGATAACATTTACAATTTCTGCAAAGATGGAAAATGTAGCCAATGCGGTAACTGCTGTTCCAACCTTTTGCCAATGAGCAGAAAGGAAGTAGATGCAATTCACAGATATATCCGTAAGAACCATATCAAAGAGTGTAGGCACCTGCTTCCTACTGTGAATCGACCATATGATATGACATGTCCTTTTCTTGATACGGACAAGAGTTGCGAGAAATGCAGAATCTATCCGGTTCGACCAGAAATTTGCAAGCAATTTATCTGTGACAATGAGCAGAGGGCAAAGCATAATCGGGCATTGTTGGGACAGACAAGACAGATTATTGATGTGAGGAGTGAGTTTTATCACAGAAATGGAAAATAGGCAGAAAGAAAAAATTACAAAAAGCCGAGAACGCGTCAAAAAGTTTGGAGAAGTTTATACGCCGGGCTGGATGGTACAAAAGATGTGCAATATGTTGGAAGATGAAAATGGTGGTGCAGAGTGTTGGAGAGGAACAGTGTTGGAGCCTGCGTGTGGTACTGGAAATTTCCTTGTGGAAATCTTGAAACGGAAACTGTCAATAGGAATGACTGAAACGGAAGCTGCAGAGACATTATTCGGCATTGATATTCTGGCAGACAACATAGAAGAGAGCATACAGAGACTTACGGATCTTGCACCGACAGCAGAAAGTATATTCAGAAAGAACATTGTTCAGGGCAACTTTTTAAAACCGGAAGGAATATGGTTTTTGGAGGATGCCGAATGAGAGAAAAAGCGGAAGACCCTTATGTATCTCTTGGTATATGCTCCAGATGTCACAAAGGCATATTGGGAACGCAGTACAAAATGTGCGCTGAGTGCCGGGAGAAGAAAGCGAAGGTAGAGGCTAAGAGACTTGCAAGGGAAACACCGGAACAGGCAGAAGCACGGAAAGAAAGAGTCCGTACCAGATATTACATGAATAAGTCCAGTGGAATATGCGTGAAGTGTGGAAAACGTAATGCAGTATGCGGAACTGTTTTATGCAACAGGTGTTTGGCAAAGAGGCGTTCGTGCGAGAAGTCCACAAGCCAAAGGGAGTACCGGGAGGATAAAGGATTGTGCATAATCTGTGGTAGACCGGCGGTATCTGGAAGAAAGCATTGTGAGGAACATTTAAAGATGCTACGGAAAACAGTTGCAAATGCGGCAAGCCATATAGACTACACGAAACATCCTTGGATAATCGATAATAAACACATATTTGAAAATTGAGGTGAAAGAGGTATGAAACTTAAAGCCTTAGGCTCTGGTTCATCCGGTAATTGCTACATACTGGAAAATGAAAGCGAAGCGTTAATTATTGAAGCAGGGTTGCCGTTTATGGAAGTTAAGAAAGCACTGGATTTCAATGTGCGAAAGATTAAAGCAGTAATCACAACCCACATACATTCAGACCATCATCAGTACTTCTTTCAGTATGTTAGAGCCGGTATTCCAGTGTGGGAGCCGTTCAAATTGATAGATGGAAATATCCTACAGTTTGGGAAAGAAAGCTTTAGCATACGAGCATTTGAAAACCGGGATAAGTCCGGCAGATGGCTACACAACAACGGAGACGGTTCAGAGTGCCCCTGCTACGGATTTTACATCACACACCCGGATATTGGCAGCTTGGTGTATGCAACAGACACGGAATACGTCAGATGGAGATTTAATGGTGTTAATCACATCATGGTGGAAGCCAACTATGATATGCAGTTTGTGAACCGAGAAGAGCCAAATTACGAACACAGATTAAGAGGTCATATGAGCTTACCAACGGCACTTGACTTTATTTCTACTAACGATAATCCGGCATTGCGAAATGTCGTTCTAATTCACTTATCAGATAAATCAGCAGATTCGGCATTATTCAAACAAAAGACAGAAGAAACAGTTAAATATGGAGCAAATGTTTATATTGCAGAAAAAGGATTAGAGGTTGATATGAACCTTTGTCCGTTCTGAAAGGAGACGGCATGAAAGTATATGAGTTGATTTAAGATCTGGTGCAGTTTAAGCCAGATACAGAAGTGGAGTTCCATGTAAAAGCGAAATTCGATACCGATGTTGAAGCGGAATTTGACAGGAACAATGAGAACGACACGCAGGAGGCAACCGTAACTGCAGAGTTCGATGAAGATGTCGATTTTTATGAAATCGACGATAGCGAGGGTAGCGTATATAACCCAAGAATTACATTCAATCTTGAATATTAAAATAGGTTGCAACACCTTGGTATTTACCTAAAAGAAACCAATTTATGCGGTATCTGATGTTTTGGCAAGGAATTTTAATATATAACAAAAAACTAAATTGAAAGCCATGAGATACCTTTGGCGGTTGCTAAAAGTGACCGCCAGAAAGGAGAATACGTGTTAATAATTGAGGATAAAGGACAGAAAGAGGGCTTACATATCCTTAAGAATAGATATTTTAAAAGCCACGATATGGAAGTCTTGCGTGCACCATTGCCGGTTGGAGATTACATAATTGCCACAGACAAGGTAGCGGATGTTATCCGTAGAAAATCAGCTAGAAAAATGGAACTTAAAAAGATGGATTTTCTTGGCACATATGATGTTTCCGTTGACACGAAAAAAGACATGCAGGAAATTGCTGGGAACATCTGTGGAAGAGCACATCCGAGATTCCGTGACGAGTGTATTTTGGCGCAGAACAACGGAATTAAGTTATATGTGCTTATTGAAAATACAGACAAGGTGTATTCCGTCAATGATGTATTTACATGGCATAATCCTCGAGTGGACCGGTATAACAATATTGCATATATGCACACACTTGGAAAATTGCTGAATGTATCGCTACCGAAAACAAAGCCGACATCTGGCAAGGTATTGGCAAAAGCTATGTTGACAATGCAACTTAAGTATGGCGTTGAGTTCGTATTTTGTCGCCCGGAAGATGCTGGGGCAAAGGTTATTGAATTGCTTGGAGGTAGTGAAAATGGCGGAGAATAAGCGGTATTACTGGCTTAAACTGATGGATGATTTCTTTGATAGCAAACGAATCAAAAAACTCCGAAAGATGGCTGGTGGCGATACATATACGATCATCTATCTTAAGATGCAGTTGTTGTCATTGAAAAAGGGCGGCTACTTAGAGTATTCCGGTTTGGAAGATGAATTTTACAAAGAGATTGCCCTTGATATTGACGAGGACGAAATCAATGTTCAAGTAACGATTCAGTATCTTCTTTCCTGCGGATTGCTTGAAACATCAGATTCCATTGAGTACAAGTTGCCATTTGTGCAAGATAACCTAGGAAGTGAGACTGCAAGTACAAGAAGAAGTCGTAAATCTAGGGAAAATGCACAAAAAGCGTTGCAATGCAACAGTGGAGCAACGGAGTGCAACATTTTGCAACAAAATTGCAATGTAGAGATAGATATAGAGAAAGATATAGATACAGATATAGAGAAAGAGAAAGAAAATACAAAAGAAAGCGTGCCTGCATCTGATTTGGACTTTGACGCGGAATGGGGATGGGAATACACGATCAATGCATATCCAAAGAAAACGTCGTTAACGTCTGCCAAGGTAGCATGGATGGACAAGCTTTTAGAAGTTATCGAGCCGAACAGGAAAGCCGTTGCAAAGCTGATATATGAGGCTACAGTGGCATATGTTACTGACTATATAGAGAAGAATCCGGATGATACGAATTATCGCTACATACCAAAATACGGAGACTGGCTGAAAGAGGATTGCGATTACTGGATTCGTCAAGTTGAGAAACGAAAGCGAGGTGAGAGCAGTTGACGGAAGCAGAAATTGGAGTGATCGGATGTGTATTGATTGACAATGATTCCATGTACAAGGTTTATAACAAATTGAAGCCGGAAATGTTCAGCTCTGAATTTTGCCAAGATGCTTTTGCTGAAATGCTTGCCATGTATGATCGTGGAGAAAACATTAATGTCGTTTCACTGTCTCAGTCACTTGAAAACCACAAATGGGAGCCGGAAATAATTGCAAGCGAATTGAAAGAATGCATATCTGTTACCCCAGTCTCAACGGCAATAAAAAGTTATGCGGATGCAGTCATTAAGGATTGGCGGGTAAGGGAAACAAAAAGCCTTTTCCAGAGAGTGAGCCTTAGACCATGTGATATTGATAATTCGATCGCGGAAGTTCTTACAAGGCTTGAAGAAATCCAAGTTAATCAGTTGAAGAAATCTAAGTTGATGAAGCAAATCGTATCAGAGAACAAAGATAAATACTTCAATGATGATGTTGGAGAGGACAGGGTAAAGACAGGATTTTACCATCTTGACGATTGCCTTGGCGGTCTTGAAGGCGGAGACATTACAGTTGTTGCTGCGAGACCGGGAGTTGGTAAGTCTGCTATTGTGGCACAAATAATCGAGAATATGGCAAGAAAAGGCTATAACACTTGTTACTACAACATGGAGATGAACAACAGTCAGATTTATGAAAGGTTTGTTTCAAGAATGTCAAAGATTGGTCTGACAAGAGTTCGCAGGGCAAAGGCTTTTCTTGGTGGAGAGAAAGAAGCCTTTGACAAGGCAAATGATGAGCTTGAAAAATATCCGATCACAATTGACGATCAGACAAATGTTATTGAGGAAATAAGAACGCAATGCAGGCATAAAAGATATGACGTGATCGTAGTTGACTATCTGCAATTGGTACGGTGTAACCGGAAGTTCAATAATCGTGCATCCGAAGTCGGGGAAGTTTCGAAGCAATTCAAAGCACTTGCGAGAGAGCTTCACGTTCCGATCATCCTATTGTCACAGCTTAACCGAGTATCGGAAATGAATGTAACGAAAGAGCCTACAATGTCCGAATTAAGAGAATCCGGAGATATTGAGCAGGATGCTTCCAATATTATTCTTATGTGGAATTTGGATGAAGACAGAAAATTTAAAGGCTTGAAAGTTGAAAAGAATCGACAGGGTACACCGTTTAGAGAAGTTGTTCAGTTTGAAGGTGATCGTATGGAATTTATCGAGCGAACCGAAACCATTGAACAGATTCAAGCACGGATGCGACAGAAAGACGGTTTCCGAGAAGTATGTGGCAGCACACCATTTGATTAAAAGGTGAATGATTATGGCAAGTAAGAAATTTGAAAAAGGTTCCGAAGAATGGCAGTTTTTTAATGACTATTATAAATTCCGGCAGCAGTTTTATGAAGCTGATAACGAAGATGAGTGGTTCCAAGGAATGATGGAAGCAGGGGAAATGCTAATTAAAAAATATGCACGGACAAATATATCAAAATATGTTCAAAGTCTTGTATTTAGCCATTTTGAGGATGTAGAGAGGAGATGGAAGAACAAATGAGTAATGCACTGGCAAGAAAGAAAAAGCGGATGCAGCCACTTGGATATTCCAAGAGTGAACTGATCGGAATACAGAGACACGCCAAGGCACAAAGCAATGCGGATTATCTGATAGAGGAATCCTATTATAACGTCCGTATGATGGCATATCAGGCACTGCATGATAAGTTCGGATTCGGACACAAAAGAATCATAAAGGTTGAGCAGACTATTGATGCATATGTGGAGAATGCAAAGGATGGAACGACAGGCGAGGAACTTGGTTTTTATCTGAAAGATAAATGCAAGATTGACGTGAGAGAGGAAACTAATAAGATTCCGTATCGTGAAAGTTTTTATCTGGTAGAGAGAAAGATTGCACCGAACTGCATGATACAGGCAAATAAGTTTTTACTGGCACAGGTATTTAATTATTTTGCTATGTTGGGTGTCTGCCTTAAAACACAGTTTAAATTTTCGGGAAATCAGATCAGACAGGTTTATGAGAGAATCAGATATTTAATTAGCTGCCTTGCTACCGGATATGAAACCATGACGGGGATCGCAAGTGTACTGGAATGGGAATGTAAGTACATTGATAAGCGGTTTATCGGAAAGACGTATGAAATATAGGAGGAATGGTTGATGGACAAGTTAGCTGTGGAACTGCAGGATGGATATTTTGTGGAGATTGATTCTCTGAATCACACCCTGAGACAGAGATATGCCGGACAGGATAAGGACGGCAATGAAAAAGAAAGCGTTCGAACAATCGGATATTTTGGAGACATGAAACAGTGCATTAAGGCTTTGTTAGAGCGTTATCCGAGTGAGTTATCCGAAAAGGCGCAGATTTCCTTTAGTGAATACTTAGAACTGTTGGATAAGGCTTATACGAGGTCAGAACAATTTGTAAACAGTATTGGAAAATGACGGAGGTATAAATTGCATAGAGAAAGCAAAGAGAGACGCAGAATCATAGCAGATATGGAAAACCGTCAGACGAGAATACCGAAGCATCCAAACCCGGATGCATTGAGAGATTTTAAGGAAGTGCCGTATCAGCTGCGGTGCAGAAAGGAGCAGGGAAATGATTGAATGCATGAGAACGGATGCAAAGAAGCCGGAGCCTGATCAGTGGATTTTGAAGGAATATTTATTCCGCGGGGAGCGGATAGATGACAGGGAATGGGTGGAAGGATTTTTGTTTGTGTTAAATGATGTCCCATACATCTTGCCACATCACAACACAGGTCAACCAATACACGCAGATAACTTGCTGAAAACAGCTGTCGAAGTGCTGAAAGATACCGTTTGCCGATGTACAGGGCAATACGATAAGAACGGCAAACTGATTTATGAGGACGATATTGTTAAGTGCGGGAACACAACAGAGCTTGTTGGTTGGGATCAAAATTTTGCAAGCTGGCGTCTGCCCAAAAGAGGATGGTTCTACCGCCATATTTACGGGGATGCTTACAGTTCAGAGGATTGTGAGGTTATCGGAAACATATTTGACAATCTTGATCGTTTGGATGACGACGATGAAACCATATAGAGAAAGCGAGGCATGATATGAAAGAAGAAACGAAGATGGAGATAAGCGCGGCACTAACGCTATTAAAAAACACACTGATAAAAAATGGTGTAAGCATTGCACTTGCCGGAAGTGAAGATGCTGGGGAAGATGATGGTCGCATTCTGTTTTTTGATACGGATGAATATTACAGAACCGGGAAAATGGATGGAGTATCAGTAAAAACCGTGGATTTAGTGAGGTAGAAATATGAAAAATGGAATACATCCTGATGGATACATAGCGAAAAAGAAAAAGACCAATGCAGACCGGATCCGGAGCATGACGGATGAAGACTGGCACTGACGGTTATGTGTCCGGCAGATATCACAGGCGGCGACACTAAATGCGATCAGTATCATAACTGTAGAAAATGTACGTTGGACTGGTTACAGAGAGAAAGTGAGGAATGACAGTTGGGAGACGTAATAAAACATGTGTCTAAAGATGATCTGTGTCCATTCTGCGGAAAAAGAAAATCAACTCTGCTGTGCGATATGCCGGTCAATATGGTTGTCACACATGCACGGGGAAGCGGATTTAAAAGTTATACCATGACCTGTGATAAGAAAATCTGCACGGAATGCACCACAAGAGTGAACGGGTTTGATTTCTGCCCGGATTGTGTGAAGAAGATCAAGATAACACCGAAGGGAGTGAAAGAGTGATGGAGAATAGATTTTTATCCCGTGGAAAGCGGATTGATAATGGCGAATGGATACAAGGATATTTATATGGTATCTGGGAGAGAAGATATATCCTATGGGGAATGATCAATGATATCCCGAACATGGCCGAAGTAGACCCAGAAACCGTCTGCCAGTGCACCGCAATGCCTGATAAGAACAGCAAACTGATCTTCGAGAATGACATTGTCATAAAGCATAATGATGATGATAAAGAGCCATATCTGATTAGATGGAGTGAGAATTACGCAGCATGGGAACTGGCACAATGCGGATGTGCTATGTACGGATTTTTCGATGTTGATTTCGGCGAAATAGAGGTAATCGGTAATGCGATTGACAATCCGGAACTGTTGGAGGTGTAAGATGCCGAGAACCATAGCGTATAGAGCGGGAGGATTTACAAATTGTGGAATCGGTTACACAAAATTCAGTCAGGAGGAATTGGCAGAAATGAAAGATAGAGTCATGACGGAGAATGAAGCAACAACAAAAAAATATTGCAGTACATGTAAATACTACGCTGAATATGAGGGTGTTTGTTGCAATGGAGACAGTGAACACTGTGCAGATTTCCGTGGACTGGATGATACATGTGAGAAATGGAAGGAAAACGAAGAATGAATGAAGAACTTAAGCCATGCCCGTTCTGCGGCGGAAACGCAATGTTCTTAACCATTACAAATAAGTCATCACATTCGGCTGTTGGGGTAATGTTCAAAATCAAATGTATGAAATGCGGAACAGAACTTCCAAAAAGCTATGAATGTGAGATGTACATGGATCAGGACGGAGGCATCAGAACAGGGAAAGACGAGCGAACGAAAGCAACTACAGATTGGAACAGGAGGGCAAACGATGAGACTGATTGATGCGGATGCACTAAAGAAAGGTTTAAAATCGGTTACTTTAAGCAATGGAACTTTAGTAAATACAAATGCAGTATTGTATTTACTAGAAGAATATCCGACCGCCTATGACCCGGACAAGATTGTGGAGCAGTTGGAAAATGAGAGAAAGTTTTGGGAGAATGCATATAACAGGAATTTGGGAAAAGAGAAAGCAAGAAGTTATGAGCACGCAATCGAGATTGTGAAAGGCGGTGGAGTAGATGCGAAAACCGATTCCTAAATCTGTTAGAAAACAAGTATATGCAAAATACAACGGTCATTGCGCTTACTGTGGGTGTGAATTAGAGTACAAGGATATGCAAGTAGACCATGTTATTCCTTTAAACGGTTGGAGCAAACAGGGAACGGACACGGTGGATAATATGCTCCCTGCCTGCCGGAGTTGCAATCATTATAAAAGTCGTTCTACTCTTGAGGGATTCCGAAAGATGGTTGAAGCAATGCCAGATACCTTGATGCGGGATAGCGTAACTTATAAAAATGCGGTTCGCTTTGGTTTAGTAATTCCCAATAAGCAACCAATTACATTTTATTTTGAGAAAGTAGGTGGTGTAGATGGCAATTAAACCAATATTATTTAACACAAAAATGGTTCGGGCGATTCTGGATGGGAGAAAAGATGCAACGAGAAGAATTGTAAAAGGCTTTATTCCTGATGATGCAGTATGGGGATATACCGCTTTTACACCTAAAGGGTACATATCGTGTAGAGGTACATTTGCAGATGGGTATGGAGAGAAATTTTTTAAGTTGCCTTGCGAGTCGGGCGATATCCTGTATGTCCGGGAAACATGGAAAAAGGCGCCGAACGGATACTATTACTACGAAGATTGGCAAAGAAATGACATTGCCGATGTTACAAAGTGGAAACCATCCATCCACATGCCGAAAGAAGCCGCACGTATCTGGCTTAAGGTTACGAATGTGAGGGTGGAGCGGTTGCAAGAGATCACGGAAGTGCAAGCACAAGCTGAAGGATGCAATAGCGGATTGCTTACCGGGGCGTGTACCGCAAGAGGACAATTTGAAGACTTGTGGAACTCCACCGTCAAGAAATCCGACATTGACCGCTACGGCTGGGATGCTAATTCTTATGTATGGGTTATCGAATTTGAGCGGTGTGAGAAACCGGAAGGAGTGTGAATGATGCGTAAAATCATAGAGAAGAAGATATTGCCGAAGTATTTTGATGCGGTTATCCGCGACAAAAAGAAGTTTGAAATCCGCAAGGACGAGGATGATTTGTAGATAGGCGATGCAGTTATTCTAAAAGAGTGGGATGGCGAAAAGTATACCGGACGCGAGGTCGGCAGGAACATTGTGTATATTTTGCGTGATGTGCCGGAGTACGGCTTAATGCCAGGATATGTGATATTTGGATGGTAAGGAGTGAGAGGTTTGCCGTTAGATTGGATGATTTAAAAGCAATAAAACGATGAATTTGTTGTATAAAACGCAACATAAACAAATTCAAAATGCGCTATTGTAGATATGTGCATGGAATATCAGAAAGGAGCCGAACCTCCGGCCGGGGCAACGATATATCGGGTTCCTTTTGAAGAAAATGAGAACAGTATTGAAATATCCGGGAAGTAAATGGAACATTGCTCCCCGATTGGTGGAACTGATACCGGAACATCACAGCTATGTAGAGCCGTTCTTCGGCAGCGGGGCCGTGTTATTTAATAAGCCGGTATCTGATATCGAAACGATTAATGATCTGGATCATGACGTTGTGAATATCTTCCGGTGTATACAGGAGGATGCGGATCGTCTGGCCAGAATGGTAATGACTACACCGTTCAGTCGTGAAAAATATGAGGATACATATAAGCTGGATGCATGGGAGTTAATGATGCCGGATGAACCGTATCATAAAGCATTACGATTTTTAATCCAGTGTTGGCAGGGGCACGGGTTCCGTACCAATGGAAGCAAGGTAGGATGGAAAAATGATGTACAGGGCAGAGAAAAAGCTTATGCATTATGGAACTGGTACCGTCTGCCGGAATGGATCATTGACATAGCGGAACGGTTGCGCATGGTACAGATCGAGAACCGCCCGGCGGTGGAAGTGATTGAGAGATTTAATTACAGCAATGTTTTTATGTACATTGACCCACCGTATGTTTTGAGTACCAGAGCAGGAAAACAATATAAACATGAGATGACAGATGCGGATCACGAGGAATTATTGAAAGCGTTACTGCAGAGTAAAGCAAAGATTATGATTTCTGGTTATGAGTCAGAAATGTATAACGACTATCTGAACGGATGGGAGAAAAAACAGTTTTCAAGCTGTGCGGAGCACGGAAAGCCGCGGAAGGAAACGGTGTGGATGAACTATGAGCCGGATCCACAGATGAAACTTAGTTTTTCGGAGGTGCTACCATGAAATTATTTGATAAAGTAAAATGCAAAGGCTTCTATAAACCATTTAAAGACGGAAGATGGCTGTATCTCGACAGGGAGACATTAACTGCTGATGCAATGGACAATAATCTGGCAGATGGAAACAATGATGGCACTGTCGAAAAGAACGTTGAATATATCGAGAAAACCTATTTCAAACACGTTGACAGGAATTTTATAGGTGTAATTGTTGGATATAAGGATATTATTGTCAATGGTTATCTTGATGCGGTTTACCAAGAGGAATGTGATGTAGGTGTCGGAGTTATTCCAGAAGCGTTTTATGTATCGAAAAGAGCAAAAGAAACAGTAAAATGTGCTGTTGTTTATTATGCGAACAATTTAAAACATTATGTTCCATTGGAAGATTTGGAGGTGCTGCCATGATACAGGCAGCAGAAGATAAAGTGAAAGAGTACCGCCAGTGCATCCACAGAGAAATAGAACACTGGAAAGATATCAATCAGAACGGGTGTAATGATCCGTTCTGGTCTGATGGATACAATATGAATCTGGTGCGAAATCACATTATTTATTATCAGTCAAAGATCCGCGAGGCCTGCACAGAAAATCAGTTGCCATTACCAGAGGAATATTATTTATCCCTACCGCCGGAAGTGGACAATAATTATATGGCAAATCTTAAGCAGAAACCACGGGTTGAGAGATTGCGTCAGTTAGGGAGGATCATGACTGGACGCATTTACCAGTACGACGAGAACCAGATGAGTTTATTTTAGAACTAGATAACAAAACCAAGCGATCATCATACCACCTTTCACAGTAGTATATGCGGTGGGGTGGTAGATGATACAAAAAATAAAAATATAGGAGAGTGAAGAATATGAGAATTGACGGGTTGAATTTATCGACAAGAACATATAACACGTTGTTAAGAGCAGGAATTAACACTGTTGAAAAAATCAAAGGAATGACTGATGAAGAACTGAAAAATGTAAAAAATCTGTCTGAAAAATGCTATGAGGAAGTCAAACAGGCTGTATACTGCACAGACTGCAAGAGAAGTATTTACGGAGAGTATAAGGATTGTGATGTTAATATCGAAAACCATGGGAAGTATGTTCTTGCAGGCAATAAATGTGGATGTAAGGTGGTCTAAACTGACTTTTAACCGAGAAAGAGAGGAATGGTCATCTCATGAAAAATATAATAATGGATTTCGGTCTCTATTATGAAATTGCCAAAAAGAAAATCAAATTAAAACTATGGTCAGCCGAGTACTCAAAAGGATATTTATATTTTTTCCTGAACAATGTCGCAGATGTGACGGAAGAACAGTATAACGAGTACTCAAAGATGATCGATGAACTTTGAGAAGGAGAGGAAAAGATGAAGTATACAGTAGAAACAACGGAAAACGGTGTTAATGAGACTCTGGAATTATATGGAATAATTTATAAAAAAGAGTGGATAAGAAGAGAAAACGGTCTTCTTGAGTGTTTACAGAAAGATTTTCGGGCGCAAATGGAAGAGGACGGCTACGCTGGAGGACTTGTTGCGAAAGTTGAGGATATATTTGATGGGTTTTTAGCGGGAGATGTAGATGATATGAGAGACTTTTTGGATTAAGTGAGGCGCAGAGCAGGGAGAAAAATAAAATAAATTTGTAGTACATTGATAATTGAATAGTGACAGTTGGAGTGGTATGATTACCAATATAAACAATAAAGAGAAAGGGGAAATTTGAATGGAAAAGCAGGTTGCAGTTTTGATAGATGGAGATAATATATCATCGAAGTATGCAGAGTATATCATACGAGAGGCTTCTCAATATGGAAATATAAAAATATGTAGATTATACGGTTCTATAAATTGCCCAAATGTAAGATCGTGGTATAAGAAGATGCCTGGGCAAGGAATAATGCCTATGTTGCAAATTAGCTATGCAGATGGAAAGAGCATTGCGGA